ATCTTTTTATAATTTAAAAGCTAAGTTTAGCGATAAATTTAAAAAAGAATTAGATAAATGTATTTTATTATGTGCAAACTGTCATAGAGAATTACATTATAACGAAAAGACACTTGGAAAACATTGACACAAGTATAAATAAGAATATCAGATGTAAATCTGAATATGTTGTAGCCTTTAGCAAGCTATCAATTCTGATTTAGGTAGAGAGTAATGAAGCCTACCCAACACAAATGAGTGCTAAGCTTGACCGTAATAGGTGGTGACAACGGTGTTAATAAATAAACTAATTTTTAAAATCAAATCATTATGATTATAGTAAAATTTCAATATGCTCAAAAATCACCATCTGGAGGAAATCCTTATATTGACGAAACCATTAAATTTTTTGAAGATAATATTCTTGCAAAAGAATTAGAATATAAAATCGAAGAATTTTTGAATGACAATAAAAATGGTTACCGAACAAATATCATTGTTAAATCAGTTGAAAGGATATAATTATGTGGTTAAAAAAACAAGTAAATATGTTGCCATCTAAAAACGGTAGAAGTAAAATAGGATTAAATCCTCAAGCAATGTTTAATAAACCACATCTTTATTATTTTAATGAAGGAGCGGTTTATCATGAATGTCAACATCTTTATATTACTTCTGATGAAGAAATTGAAAAAGGTTGTTGGATTTACCATTTAAGTAGAAAGGAAGTGTTTAGAGTTCATCATTTTGACAGTTCAAATAATAGCAAAACAATAGTCACCTCAGATAAAGATTTTCTGGAGTTACCAAATAGATTTATAGAAGTTTTAGTGTCTGATTGTAAAAAAATCACTGCAACAACTAATTCCTCATTAAATTTACCTCAAATACCTCAACAATTCATTGAAAAATGGATTGAGGAGTATAATAAGGGTAATGTTATTAAAAAAGTTGAAGTTGAGTATAATGAAAAAGGAATAATTCAACGAGGTAGGGGAGGAGAAAGAACAATAACTATCCGTAAAATAAAAGAAAGTTGGAGTAGAGAAGAAGTTATTGAATTACTTCATAAATCATTAGATGCTAATATAGTTTTTAATGATAAGTTCAATAAAATATTTCATGAGCAACTTGATAAATGGATTGAAGAAAATTTATAAACTTAGTATTAACCCACAAAAACATGTTTAAAATGACACTCACAATCAGCTCTGACAGAGATGAGATGATTGAAAAGTTAAGGCTTAATGCCGTTAAGTCAATTCAAGACAAAATGGCTGAGTATCCTTTATGGATGAAGCCTGTGTTTAAAGAAAAGATTTATTCTTACCAAAAGCGTAATTAACAACAAACAAATTTTATTAACAACAAAAACAACAATCATTATGGCAAGAAAAGAAATCGTATGTGTATCTCTGGAGAAGCTTTATAAATATGCTAATCAGTTCCCAGCAGAAATAACAATCAAAGACAAGAAAGTCTTTTATAATGGTAAGGTAATCGCTAAAGTCAAGGAAGATGAAAAGCCTTGATTTTATTGGATTGTTACTACTGGTATTATCCACCATGTTTGTGTTCACAATGGCTTTCTATGAGAGTTTTGACACTTACATGGTGGAATATACTACTTATGGCTACAACGTTGAGGATGGCACTTATTACGCCCTTGCAGATAGTCTCAGTATGAGGGTTAAGGCTGAAAACGAAGGCGAGGTTAAGCACAACCTTGAAAAGCTCTTAAATGAGTCTGTGGGCATTATAGATTCTGTTAGTGTTAAATCCATTCAAAAACTGATTTATTATGATTGAATTTAAGGATTATGAATTAGATGAAGAATTAACTATCGGGCTTTATTGTTTTAAGGTTTCGTTGACGTCAGCAACTAAAAATTATTTTTTAGCTGGAACTGGCTGGGATGTTGAAAAGATATTTCAGGATTTAAAAGTAGATAAATATTCTTATATTCAAAGTATTGTTGGATATGAGTCAAAAGGGGCATTTCCTGAAACAGAAACTCTTGAAGACTTAAACAAAGTAATCAAACAGTTACAAATTGATTATTTGATTAAAGAGGCTAAAGAGAAATATCCAGTAGGAACTGTATTTAAATCTATTTTTAATAAATTCAACTACATATCTTCCGGTAAATTTCAATGGCTATATGAAAAGCAACTTATAAGAGACATTGAAGTTTATGGAGTAGTTTGGGGCCAAAATGAATGGGCTGAAATAATCACTGAAGAACCAAAACAACCAGAAATTAATACTTATGGGTTAAGTGTTGGAGATGAATTACCTTTTAATATACTCAATGAGTGGGCTTTGGCCGGGGATAATCGCTATCAAGAAAATGAATATTTAGGCTGGCGCATGTGTAATAGTGGTTTTATTTATGATAGAAAAATTAAATCTTTCAAAGTAATTGATGGGACTGTAGGATTTTTAGTACCTGGTACTAATGAAGTTTATCTTCGCGCTGAAGGATTTAAAGAATTTGCTGAATCATTTGATAAACCTAAGTTTGAAGTTGGTAAGTGGTATAAATGTGAAGGGTATAATTATGCTATAAAATATCTTAAAAAAGAAGTACGTAATTCTAAATATGCTATAGTATATTCAGATATTATTACACATGATGATAGATATGAATCATTCCCAGAAGGAAGTACAGGTGTTGGATATGTGGATGAAGGAACTTGGTATGAATTAACTGATTTATCAGAAATTCAACAATATCTGCCTGATAACCATCCTGATAAGATTAAAGCTCATCCTGAATATATTGTTGGTAAATGGTATAAAATGGGCGAATGGATTGCTAAATTCAGTAGCTTAAATAAAGATCAATTTTGGTGCTCAATATCTGGAACACCCCATGACAACTACAAACATTGTGAATATGGAGTTCTTTCAATAAGTAGGCACGGCATCCCTGAGTTAATAACTGATATGACAGAAGTCTATAAACTATTTCCTGAAGAAAAACCTAATGATCCTAAATCAGATTCATTAAACTATAAGTTTAAAGTGGGTGATATAGTAGAAATCATTAAAAGTGGATCGGGATATAGGGAAGAATGCCTTGGTGAGCAGGTAACAATACTTAAATTGGGAGAGTACAACAACAACCCTGGTTATAAAACTACCAGAACCCTGGGGTTTTCAAATGCTAATTCCGGATATTGGGATGGAATGGCAGACGAAAAATCTTTTAAATTAATACGATCTTACGATGACGATGACTTTGAGGTTAATGATTGGGTGGTTGTAGAGCGCTTACCTCGATATAATAACTTGTCCCTGCCACAAACAAGCACAATCTTTCAAGTTAACAAGTCAAGAGCTACTCCATATGCAGTAACTTTAACTGACAAGGATGGTGGTATATTCTACTTCAGAAAAGAAGAACTAAGGTTTGCCACTCCAGAAGAAGTGGATAAAGAGCTTGAAAGGCGGTGGCTCGCCAGAGGAGAAAGAGCTGCTGTGTTTTCAGATCCCGGGGAGGGTGTTGTTTTTGAAAATAAGCCCATCATCCTCAAATCAAACCAAGCAGACCCTATTGTTCTTGAAGACCAGCAGGTGCCTGAGTTGACTATTACAATCAAAACAAACAAAACAAACAAATTATTTATTAATCCAATTAAAACAATTACATTATGAACAAGTTAAATGCATTTATGAGAGAATTTGTGGCTATTATTAAAGGTGATGATACCGAAGCTTTAGCAGCAAAAGTATGGCGTCAAGGCGAAGCAGCCCTTAAAGTAGCAATTGCCGGAGCAGAAGGCGACCTTATCTCAAAAGAAGAAGATGTTGAATCTGCCAAAGAAAAGCTCCGTCTCGCCCGTGCTAATAACGGCAAAGAAATTACGGATCGCAACAGATATGTTCTTGGTCTTGTAGAGGCTCAAAACAACCTCACTGAAGCCGAAGACCGCCTTGAGGCTCATCGTAAAACCATAGTATTCCTGAAAGGGCAATACGAAGAGCTGAAAGCCGAGTAGCAATTAAGCCAGGGTTGGTTAGGTTCAGCCCTGGATGCTATAAAGCGCTCATAGTAAATGGAAAATTGATAAAACTTTTAAAAACTAAATAGTTATGTGGATATCTTTAATAATTGTTATTATTTCCTTAATTGGAGGGTTGGTGATCGGGTATAGAAATTATGTAAGTTCGTTCGATATCATTTTAAGCGGTATTTACGGAGTTGTAATTGGAATAGGAGTAGGACTAATCGTAGAAAGGTCAATTAGTTGCTCTATAGATTACATTGACAATGAATATCCTCATTGCTACCTTTATAATCTGCAAGACGACTCTCAAGTGAATGGTAAATTTGCATTAGGGTCTGGTCGAATTCAAGAGAAGCAATACTTTGTATTCTACTCAAAGGATAGTCATGGGTTTAAACACTCTAAATTAGATGTTTCTAAGTGTAGGGTACAAGAATGGGATGGAAAGCCAATTTTAATGAGAGTAGAACGAGAACCTAAAAATCCAAACTTCTTTACGAAAGGATTAAAATTATACCCTGATGTACAATGGATTTTTAAAGTGCCAAGAGGTACTGTTATTAGAAACTTTAATTTAGATTTACAGTAAAAATGATTTAAAACACTCACAATCGAAACGAAATCAAGTGCCAAGTCAGTTGGATGTAAGCTATTGACAAGGAAGAAACTAATTGTCACACTAAACCATAGCAGTGGTTGAATGTTTTGGTAGATGCAATGAATAGAAATAATCCCATTATTATATGGTGTAAATACTAAACTATTCATTACTCCAACCTGCATAGTTGGATGTGAGTGTTTTTTAAAAATAAAGGGGATTGGAAGCTAGCTGACATTACAATGCAAGTCAGGTGTCTGGACATGTAGTAGGTTGAAATCCTATAATCCTCGCTAAGTAGAGGTGGCTCCCTTAATAATCAATTGATTATTCCTGAATAGTCAAGGCTGACCTTGAGCATCTGATAGAGTATAAACTATCTATACAGGGGGCGAAACTACAAAATGGGCGATGTGTACCGCTAATGGTAACTCATGAAGCGGGAATTGGTAAGAGAAGTCGAGTTTCTCTTCGTCCACCTATAAAAACGGTCAAGTGGCGGAATTGGTAGACAGCGATTGAAGATAGAAATATCGAGGTAATTCACCATGAAAATGGTTGCGGGTTCGAATCCCGCCTTGACCACAAATTTAAAATATAAATTAATTACACAAATGTAGCGTATTGGAATGCACCCCCAATTTGCTATATACATTATTAGGGTGTGTTTATTTTAAGCAATATGAAAATAGCAATCAAATTTGGTGATAATGATTTTTACAATTGTTTTTATGGTGTATTGGAAACAATTAAAAACGCAAGAAAGTGGAATGATAGAGTAACAGAGAACAAAGAGGAACTCTGTAAAATTATTAATGAAATATCTTACGGGCTATATTTGCTTTATCAAAATTCTTTTGAATATAATGAAGAAAAATCTGGTGAATTATGCAATAGAACAAAAGTATATTTACAAATTACACCTGACCAAATTTTAATAAATGAAGAAGTAGTAAAATACTTAGAAGAAGTTGAATGGGATAATTCAGAAACTTTTGTGTTCGATGGCGATTTGGATTTTAAAAATAACACTGCGATATTCTCTCGTTAACTTGCCGATAACACCGATATATCTACAACTCATTGGAAAAGATACTTAAGCGGCCATGATATTTGGATGAACAATAGAAGCATTAAGCGTAATATGAAGAAAATTTCAGTAAAAATCAAAAAGAAATGAAAAGTATGAAAGAGCTGTTTGTGACTTATGATATTGCATTAGCAATGAAAGAGTTGGGGTTTAATAAACTTTGTTTTGGATATTACAATCCTGACGAAGAATTAATCTATGGTATTGATTTGAAAACAATGCGGTATGCTCATAAATATCATAACGAAGGCGAATCAGTTCTTGCCCCTCTCTGGCAGCAATGCATGGATTGGCTCAAAGAGAAACACGGTATATTTGTATTTATAGACATGGGGAAATACTATGATTCTTATGAGGGAGCATATCCATTTCAGGCATGGTGTAAAATTTATAAAAACAAGGAATTAATCAATTCTATAACGGTTAGGAATAAATTGGATAATGAGAATTTTATTTTTTATTCCTACGAAGAAGCACGTGAACAAGCAATTTTAAAAGTAATAGAATTATGCAAACAAAAAGAGCGACAGTAATTCATCATGGAATTGAATTCGAAATAGAATACGAACAAAAACCTATAAGTCATTCAGACGGATGGAAATCATGTGGAGATGGAACGTGGGTTTACAATTCATCTAGTAATCAATTAGGTAGAGTTAGTATAGGTTATTCTCATGAATTACCATATCATTATCGACCAGAAACATGGAATTCAAAGGGTAGATTTCATAAAGTAGTAGCTTCATCTAAACCTTTATGGGTTTGGTGGGGAGAAGGTTGTATGGATTTGAAATGGGGCGATTTTGGAGTAGCTTTACCACAAATTAAAAAGTTATGCAAGAACAAATAGTAGGATTTGAAGTAGCTAAGTTAGCTAAGGATAAAGGGTTTAAAGAGCTTTGCCTTAATTATTATTTTGAGGACGGTGAGCTTAGAGAAAACATATTAAATACGACTCATGGTTATTACGGTGAAGAAGTTACTTTTAAATACGAGGAGCTCATTGAGAATTGGAATGACAGGTTTCTAACTAAAAAAGATGGAAGTAGATGCTTTGGTTGTAGCAAGTCTAAGGGTTACTTAGAGACTTACTCAGCCCCGACACAGGCGTTACTTCAGAAATGGCTTAGAGAAAAGCACCGGATTCATACTACAATTATATCATGCATGATTTCATCAAATGAAATTAAATATTATATATTTAAAGGTAAATTAAAGTGGAATTGGAATGAATTATTTAATTCATATGAAGAAGCTCTCGAAACTGGATTATTTCAAACACTTAAATTAATTTAAGAAGCAATTGAATATCAATAAAGGGGAATTTGGGTGTTGACTTCCGGCAGGGCAGTCCACTCGATTATGAGTAGATTTTTATTAATTTTCTTTTCGTAAAACAATTTAAAATTCAAAATATGTTAGAAATGGCTTTCAAAATTGCTCAAGAAGCATTCAAAGGCGCAACCGATAAAGCTGGTAAGCCTTATTTTCAGCACTTAGAACGAGTTAAAAATTCAATATGTGTTCAACACCCAAACATAAACAATGAAATAAAGTGTATTGCTTTACTTCACGATTTATTAGAAGATTGCACAGAATGGAACGAAAAATCATTATCGTGTTTTTTTAATCAAAGAGTTATAAATGGAATTGTAGCAATGACACATAAAAAAGGTCAAAGCTATGACGATTATATAAGTCAGGTTTTAGAAAATTCAGACGCTCGACTTGTCAAAAAATTTGACTTATTAGACAATATGGATATTACAAGACTTCCTGAATTGTCAGAAAAAGATTTACTTCGACTTAAAAAGTATCACACTGCATATAATCGCATTGTTTCTTTTTAAATTTACCCATAACACCGATATATATGTAACCTGATTGCATTTATATCTTAAAAAACAAATAATAACAATAATGCATAATGAAAACAGAACAAGAAATTGCAGAGCAAATAGCTATAGATGCTGACATGTATTGTGAGAAATCTGGCTGGCAAAGAATAGACCTTGAAATTGCCTGTTATGAGATGGCAAGACAAATTCAAAGATGGATACCGGTCGAAGAAGAGTTGCCGGTTTTCGATAATGCTAAATATCCAAACGGTGATTATGAGGTTTATTTTGTCAAAATATCAACTGGTGGAATGAACCCTGTCATAAAATATGGGGTAGCACATCTTATAAATAAGTCAAAATGGAGCTGTGAGTCCGATTGGAATGTAGTAACTCATTATCGACCAATTAAATACAAATAATTAACAATAACATTATGAAAACAACAAAAGAAATGATTGAGGTAATGCAGGCGTTTGAAAACGGTGCAGAGATTGAAGCAAAACCAATCGTTGTTGGAGATTGGAAAGAAGAAACTGAACCAGAATGGGACTGGGTATCATTTGACTACCGCATAAAAAAACAACCCAAAGAACCGGAGTACATCCCGTTTAGTTTTGAAGATGCTGAACAGCTTGTTGGGAAAATAATAAAATCTAAAGACGAAAATTGGATTGAACTTCTTACGTTTTTTGATGAAGATTGTACTTCTAATATTACATACGAAGCTCTGTTAAAAGATTACACTTTCCTCGACGGTTCACTTTGCGGTAAATTAAAGCAATAACATTATGAGATTTAATCAGGATGTGGGCGAAATTGCTCAAAAAATCGTTGATACAATTTGTTTAGTCGCATCCATTGCGGCTGCCATTGCGGCAGGGATAGGATTTGCTTATTTGTTGGTAAATGCAGGGAGGTAGTCATGAAAGAAATTAATTTAGAAGAAATCTTAAAAAAATCTATGGGTAAAAACCCTAATAAATATGTTTTTATTCCAGGAGATAGTGCTTCTGTTGAAAAATGTTTAGTTGCAATGAAAGCTGCCTGTAAACAAGTTCTTGAATTAGCTGTTGAAAATGCTGAAATAAATAGCATCGAAACATCAGATGATAGCAGTGGGTTTATCCACGAAGTAAACAAGCAATCAATTTTAAACACAATAAATCAAGTGAAATGAAATTTAATTTTGGCAAGCACAACGGTAAAGATTTTTCACATGTTTTAAAAACAGACACTCAATATATTGTTTGGGCTATAAATAATATACCAGAATTTAAAAATAAATTATCTAATAGTGATAAAGAACTTTGTTTAAAAAGATTTTTTACATATGATTATCTTTCCAAAAAGTATCCTAACTTACATTATTATACTTTAAAAGAACTTATAGATGTACTTAAAAAAGAAGACATTGTAAAATCATTTTCAAATGGTGCATATGGCTATACAATACATCTTACAAACGGAGGTATGTGGAATTCAAGTAATGGATGTGACGGCATAGAGCTTTTTGATGAGTATTTAGAAAAAGATATGGCTAGCAGCATATTAACAAAATTTTTTATAGATAATGAAAAATTTAAAAAATATAATCTAATTAGACTATAAATTAAGTACTAACATAATAAATCAAGTAAAATGAACACAGAAAAACAAATTAAAATGTCTTTAGACCTTGCAAAACAAATGCTCGGTAAAGACGAAGCTATGGATATGTTGATTAAGCAGAACTTTAGCGACGAAGAGTTGGGAATTAAGCCAAAGTTGCCTAAGAAGTGGGAAGATATTGTTCATCTAAATGGGTATTTTGTCAGTTCTGATTCTCTTATCAAACCTGTGAACACAGGAATAATTGAATGCCATAATAAAAATAGTCTCCCTACCATAAAACTTGCTGAAGCAATGTTGGCATTATGTCAATTATTATATCTGAGAAATATTTATAATGATGGATGGGAGCCTGATTGGAAAGATAACTCGCAAAAATATGTTATTACAGTTGTTAGAAATGAATTCGCTAGAGATTATCTTATTGCATCTCAACGTATTTTATTTTTTAAAAAAAGAAAATTACGAGATGAATTTCTAGAAAACTTCAGGGATTTGTTGGAAATTGCAAAACCATTGTTATGAACGACGAAAAATTAGGTCAAGAGCCAGCATTTGCGTGTATGTATGGAACATCAGAGAATGGTTATTTGCAAGAAGGTATGTCAAAACGATTTTACGCAGCTTGTATGGCTATGCAGGGACTTCTATCAAACCATGTCTATATGGATAATTTAGCATATAAATTTGAAAATGGTGACATAGAGCTTGTAAAAGATGCCTATGAAATTGCAGACGAACTTTTAAGACAAGAGAATTTATGAAAGTAAAATTACTTAGAAAGCTTAATAAATTAATCTCAATTTATTATCACCCAGGAGAAGGGATTTATAAAATGTATGCATCATCGCCTATTGAAGAGCTTTGCGAACAAAGTAAAGATTTGGATTATTTGAAAGGAAGGCGCAGAAGGGCTTTATTGAATTATGCAAGAGGAAATTATTTGATTTATTCCAAACAAATCAAGGTAATGTGAAATGAAAATTAATTTCGTTGAGCGAAAATCAATGATTATTAGGCCAAGTGGTCGTAGCACGGATTTCATTTCTCCATCATTCGGGCATGGCTGTTTATATAATTGTAGTTATTGCTACATGAAGCGTCATATGCCCGAAGGACTTACAATAGCAACTAATATTAATCAAATTCTTTCAGAAATAGATCATCATGCATGGTTTGCAGTTGTAGACAAACCCAATCAAACGCACGACAAGTATATTACTTATGATATATCGTGTAATGAAGATTTTGCTTTGCACGCTAAGTATTATGATGTTGGTAAAATATTTGATTTTTTTGCTAATCACGAAATAGCTTATGCATCATTCGCTACAAAATATGTAAATGAATCTCTTTTAGAGTATAACCCTAAAAACAAGGTAAGAATTCGTTTTAGTCTTATGCCACCCGCATACTCAAAAATACTTGAACCAAAAACTTCGTCTATCATACGCAGGATTGGCGCTATTAATGAGTTTGCAGTGGCAGGTTATGATGTGCATATCAATTTTAGTCCGGTGATTTACACGCCAGATTTTAAAAGAGATTATGCAGAACTCTTTCAAATTATAGATAAAATAGTTTTAGATAAATACAAAGATAAAGTTCATTGTGAAGTTATATTTTTAACTCATAATGAATCCAAACATGAGTATAATGTCAAAAACAATCTCCCAGGAGAATCTATGCTTTGGAACCCAAGTATTCAGGCAGGCAAAATATCATCTAATGGTGATAATAATATCTGCTATAAACCAGGCTTTAGGCATAATTTAATCAGAGAATTTACCAAAACTCATGATGAAATTATTCCCTGGAATAAAATTCGCTATATATTTTGATTTTTTATAGATTTTTCAGTAGAAGTGAAGCACAGTAGCTATCTCATAAAAACTATATGGTTGGGGGACAACAAACCTAAAATGCCACTTTAATAATCCAAGGGCATGGAAATCATTATGTCAGAAGGAATTCTTTTAACAGTTAATTTGAAGCCGAGAGTTGGTAAATTTAATGACACAAAACATGTGCGTTGCGCAAGGAAAACGAAAATTGACGGTAGCGTAATTAAATCATGGATTCATGGCATGTGTCCATCATGGGAAAAGCCGTTTATCTGGAAAAACATGAAGCCCGGCCAAAGAATGTCCAGTTACCTGAAACGTTGCGACGAAGGTTATGGATACTCTTTTGTTGAGCTATGAGAACACGCCACAAAATGCCGGTAATATCCACCAAGGCAGGGATAATACTATTTCAAGAGCCTATGATTTATAGGCGTATTCATGCACGTAAAATGAGAATTAAAAAATTTCAAATCAAAGACAATAGCCTCCTGACCTTCTGCAACAGTATTGAAGCAGCAATCCGGGAGTTTAGGTCTAAAAAACAAATGTAATGAAAAAACTATTATTGCTATTTTGTGTTGCCATGCTAAGCATCGCAGCAAGTGCTGAAATATTTACCGGCACAACGACACACGCAGTTATGAAGGACAATTCTGATGCATCGTGGGGGAAATGGGTTTCAGTTGAAATACCATTTACCATTGACACTGAATCTAACTTAATTAGCATTCAAAGTGAAGATGCACAGTATTTAAAGATTTTAAGCAATCATTCTGCCAGCTATGAGTGGGGGGAGTTGCTTTCTATACCATGTTATAGCTTTGTAGAAGAAGAGTATTGCCTTTTAGAAATATATTCTTATAAAACTGGCCTTAAAGTCATAAAGATTGTTTATTCAAGAATATCTGTTAAATACAAAGTTGTTTTTAATTAATTGTTGTTGTTGTTTAGTTAGCCCCACCCTTTATTAAATTTAAAGGGTGGGTTTAAAACAAATTAAAATGATTGACAAACAGAAAAATAGAGAGAAAATAACAAATTATGCATTAGAGAAATTTAAAGTCTTTAGGAACATCATTCTTGAGTTTCCTACGGGCCTTGGAAAAACTTATAATGCAATATCATTACAAGCATCATTGGGACGCCCTAAGACGCTTATATGCGTCGCTGAGACTGCTCACAAGCAGACTTGGACTGATGAATACAAAAAGCATGGATTTATTCATTTATTTGGCAATACTAAGATAATATGCTATCAATCACTAAAGAAGCATGTGAAAGAAAGCTATGACCTTGTAATCCTTGATGAGTGCCATCACGTATTCACTGAGGCTCGTAAACATTTGTTTGAGAAGATTAAAGCTGACAGAGTTATCGGTCTATCAGCAACAATAGATGCTATTGATAAATATGATTTTAAATACATGTTTGGGGCGACGTTTACTTTTACAATAACAATTGATCAAGCGGTTAAGCTGGGGCTGTTTCCACAGCCGGTAGTTAATGTTGTCTTGCTTGATTTACCGCAAAACATTAAAAATCAGTTTATTGAAATCAAAAGAGGTGATTCCAAGAGTGCAATAAATGTGCAGTGTGATATAAATACTATGGACAAATATGTTTATAACACAAAAAAGTATCCGAATCTTATAATGAGGGCTAAATGTAGTGCACAAGAAAAATATGATTTCTATGATGCGCATATTGAAAGGCTGCAAGAAAAGATTGACGAGGAAGGCTTGGGAAGATACGAAAAGATTCTTATGAATTATAGTATTCAGCGTAAACGAACATTGTCTGAAAGCAAAACATCTGAGCTAAAGAAGCTAATTCATTCTCTTAAAGACAAACGATTAATTTGTTTCTGCGGGTCTATTGAGCAGGCTAATGAAGTTGGCAAAAACAATGTTATTCACAGCAAGGTGAAACAAAACAATCGCATTTTAAATGAGTTCAATGAATTGAAGCGTAATCAAATATTTGCCGTTGGGATGCTTGTAGAGGGCGTTAACTTGGTTGACACCCAGATAGCAGTAGTAACTCAACTTGATAATATTGATCGTATATTTATTCAGAAGTTAGGTCGAAGCGTAAGACATCCCAAGCCAATAGTATATATATTAGTGTATCGCAATACAAGAGATGAGGATTATTTGAAGAAAATCCTGAAAGGGATTCCAGCAGAGTATATAAATTATCAAATAGGAGTTAAATGAAAGTACCAAGTAAAATTTTAAAAAAGCATAAGATAAGTATGTTGGAGTATTTATTCCTCAACATGTTGTCTTATGAGCCAGCATTAAACCCACCGATAGATATTAAATCTCTCGCTGAGCGCAAATACGTGCTGTATGACGGCATGTATGAAAGTAGCATAACAAATGATGGCATTGCGTTATTAAAGGCTATAGATAGCGATTTAAAAGCCTCTGGAGGGCCTCCTGACGAAGAAATTATTGAAATGGTTGAAATACTACGTTCAATGTTTCCAGAGGGCAAAAAGGTTGGTACAAATAAGTATTGGCGGGACAACAGAGCTAATGTGTTTAAGAAGCTAAAGGTGTTTCTTTCAGATAACAGACATGTTACTGTCCAGGATGTAATTAGTGCTACTCAAAAGTATGTTGATAGCTTTAGAAATGATAAAACTCTTATGAGGATACTGCCATATTTTATTGAAAAAAATGGTGAGTCTGAGTTATTGTCTATTATAGAAAATATTGATAATGTTGAAATTAATAGCAATGATGATATGTGGACATCTACGTTAATGTAATGGATGAATTAAAATTATATAATCGTGTTGTTGAAGACTTAAGGAAGCGAAGAGAGCGGGTATTGTCTGGCAATATAAACTGCATACCATTGCCTTTTGAGAGATTTAGAGCGGAATTGCCTGGCATAGAGCAATCAAGATATTACCTATTTACTGCCAATAGTAAGGTTGGTAAGACTCAAATTTGTGATGCAATCATGTTGTATAGCCCTTTTTTCTATGCGTTTCATAATAGAGATAAGATAAGGATTAAAATCTTTTATTTCACTCTTGAAATGAGCGCGGAAGAGAAATATAGGCAGTTTATATGTCATATACTATTTGTATTGTCTAAGGGGAAGATTCGTATTGACACTAAAAGGTTGAGGTCAACCGATAAAGATAATCCCTTGCCAGAGTATATATTTGACTTAATAGCGTCCCCTGAATATATTGAATATTTTAAGTTCTTTGAAGAAAACGTTGTCTTTATTGATGACATAAGGCATCCAACAGGGATATTTACATTTCTCAAGGATTATGCTAAACGTAAGGGTACTCAATATTATAAGAAAATTGACTTTAAAGATAATCAGGGGAATATCCTTGAGACTAAAGAAGTTGATGATTACTATGTTCAGGACGACCCGGGTGAATATCGAATGGTTATTGTTGACCACTATAAGCTCTTTCAGACTGAAAAAGAGAATGGTATTGGATTAAATCTAATGCAAACTATTGGTAAATGGTCCAGTGACTATGCGATTAAACTTAGAAATAAGTATGGCTATATTATTGCTGGAGTTCAACAGCAAATGCCTGGACAGGAATCCAATGAAAATGCTAAATTGGGCAAGTTAAAACCCACCCTTGACGGTCTATCAGAGAATAAAAGTACTCAACAAGATGCAAATGTTATATTGGGATTGTTTAGTCCGTTTAGGCATGCAATACAGAACTATGAGGGCTACGATATTTTTAAGCTTAAAGACAACATACGCTTCCTGGAGATACTTGGAGGACGAGAAGGTGGAGGGGGAATGGTTGCCCCGCTATTTTTTGATGGGGCAGTTAACTACTTCAAGGAGTTGCCATTACCCCATGAAAAGCAAAAAATAGAGCAAGTGTATAAACGACTACAAACCATAAGAGGTTTTGGTGGTGATGAAGAGAGAGAGATGAGTTTAACTATTATAAACAAACAAAACAAAATTAATTTATGGCAAAAATTTGTGGCATATTTGGTATGTCGGGTGAAGGTAAAACAACCTCAACAATTGTAAATCCTGACGGGTCGGTTAATTTCACTAAAGAAGGGTATAAAGGTATGGACCCAAAATCCCACTTTATATTTAATTTAGATATGAAAGATTTGCCTATCCCCGGTGGAATGTGGAGCGAAGAGAATCGTAACACAATTGCAACTAATGACATTAATGAGATTAAGAAGATGTTAACTTTAATATCTAAAAATCCAGCTATTAAGTCCGTTGCGCTTGATACGATTAACTTATATCTCGCGTACAAAGAATATAATGATAGGCGTCGCCTTTCATTTGATCAATGGCGCGACATAGCTATTGCATAATTCAAATATTTTTCGTATATTTGTATGAATTTAAAATTTATACAAATGGATATAGAATTAATAAAAAAAGCATTTGAAGAAAACAAGTTTATTACAGCTAAAGAGCTTTCGGAGAAATTCAACATTAAGCTTACAAAAGCAAAAGAATTTAAGGCTGAATTCTCAACAGTTACATTCTCAGAATATATGGCTCATAGGAATAAAATGAATGCCTCGAAGCCATTAATAATTTCCCCAGAAGTTGACCAAATTATAATTGGAAGTCTTCTTGGTGATGGGTGCATAATTAAAAAATCTAATGGAATGTTTACTATCAACCATAGTTTAGTCCAAAAAGATTATGTTATGCATAAATACGAATTATTAAAAAAATATGGGCTCGAGATGAAAATAAGAGAATGTGCCGAAAGAAAATTTGATAGCTACATAAAAGGAAGAAAGATAAAAGATAATGGCTATATAAGGATTGAATCACAAGTAAATATATCTTTTAATATTTATAGGGAAGAATGGTATAAGCATAAAAAAATAGTACCTGACTCTGTATATAGACTTAATCCTCTTGGACTAGCTATTTGGTTTATGGATGATGGATCTTCAAACATGTCTTCTTACTACTTATCTACAAATGGATTTGATTACGAATATGTTGAAAAACTTGTTAAAGTTTTATATGATAATTTTGGCATACACGCCTCTATTCATAAAAACAAAGACAAATTTGTTATTTATATTCAAGTTAAAAGTAGAGAGTTATTTACAGAGACAATTAAAGAATACTTATGCGATTCTATGTTGCGAAAAATATATGATAAAACAAAATTCATTGGTTATGTAAAACGAGGTGAATTGCTGGGAAACCCTGGAAAGGACGATCAGCAGCCAAGCTTAAGCAGTAATGCTTTTGAAGGTTCAGAGACTAACAGCCGAATCCAAACAGATAATGCTGAGGATAGTAATGCTGACACGAGTGCCTCGCTCATCACGAATAGTGATGATGAAGATATAGTCCGAACTATGCAGTAATGTATAGAAGCATAAGATAAAGAGCTTGTGCGATAACAAAATTGAACGATTTGATAGAAATAAATACATTATGTAACACTTTGTTACGTCCAGACCAGATAGCATATATTATGGGTCACGTAGAATTGGTTACTGATGTTAATGGCAAAGAGAAAAAGATGCTTAGTGTAATTGGTAAAAAGTCTAAGCGTCAGCCACCAGAAAGTTTTTACCCCATTTGTCTGTTTACCAATGTAGAGTCAGATGGAGATGGAAATAACACATTTTGTTTTGAGACTAAAGCCAACCAAAGTTCGGCCAAGAGTCCAATAGGAATGTTTGATGATTTTTTAATACCTAATAGCCTCAAATTAGTTGATGACACTATTAGGAAATACTACAAAATTTAATTATGAGCGGCAAATTAATAACAACTGCTGCTGATAAAGCAAAACATTTGTTAGAAGAGTTTTCCGTCTTTGATGAAGATAGAAATCCTTTAAAATGGACAACTTTTAATTTTACAATTAAATGCGTAGATGAGATGTTGGGTTGTGTAAGCCCGCATAATGCAGATGAGATTAAGTATTTAAATAATGTTAAAAAAGAACTTTTAAAAATTTACAAAACATGGTAGTAACAGGTAGAAAAACGGTTGAATTTGGAGAGAAGATTTTGTTCACAGGTGTAGTACCATTCACTATTTTGGCGGTTAATCCGACAAAGAAAGAACTTGAAAAGATTTATGGGCGAGAGCTCGAAAAAGAGCCTGAATATCTTAAAGAAGAAGATGTTGATGGGAAGATGGTTAAAAAACTGCGTCTTGACTTTATCATTAAAACAGTTTTAACTAAAGATTGTAATGTTGAAGTTATTGACAAAATAGCTTATTTTCTTGAAGACCGTCCACGCGCAAATAAAGACAAGACAAAATTTGAAGTAATTAATGTATATGGAGAAACAACTTGGCTAACTAAAGAAGATATTCAGTCGAAAACAATCCCTGAAAATTTAAGCTTTTTTAGTCCTGATGGAATGCGTGCAGCATATGTTGGTGAGGCGGATGTGATTATGTTCCTGCGCCAATACTTAAATGTGCCTAATCGCGAGTACAAAGGCAAGATGATAGCTAATCTTGACGATGCTAAGATTGCATTCTCTGACATTAAAAAGTTCCTTACGGGTGATGTTAAAGAAATTGCATCAGTTTTAAAGACTTACAACGAAAATAAAATGAAAATGCTTGTTGGTGTAAGAACCACTGATGATAACAAGCAATATCACACATGGTTTACACAAAAGCCACTTAAGTTTGGCACTCGCGACTTACAATATCTCACTAAAGACCTTATGGAGCGTAAAGCAGCAGGGGCTTATGCTAATGTTGACTTTGGACCATCAGACTTTACCATGCGTCGCTATACTTTAAATGCAACATCATTCGAGTCTCCTGGCGCAGCAATTGAAGCTGACCCATTGATGGGTAGTGGTGCAGACTCTTCTATAGCTGACGATTGGTTTAATCAATAATCATTATGATAGTAAAGGGTAATAGGACGACAACTCCTGATGACATACTTTGCTATATCGACGAAGCCAAAATTCTTGAATTTTACCTTGGCATAACAAATCTGCCAACAGTTATATGCAGCCCACTAAGGGAGGACGATACCCGTCCTTCCTTTGGGTTGTATTACAATGAAAGCGGCAAACTTGTTTATTATGATTACTCGACGCGTGATGCTGGAGGAGTATTTGATTTGCTTATGAAGATGTATAAATTATCATTTCAAGACGTTTTAAACAAAGTTTATGAAGAGGTAATATTAAAAATACCACCTGGTGAGCTTATTAAAATAGATTATAAAGGCGTTAAGCGTGAGTTTAAATCTGTCCCAACTAAAATACAAGTTAAGACCAGGGAGTGGCGTAATTATGACCTTGATTTTTGGGCTAAATACGGCATTTCTAAGCCATTTTTAGAGTTTGGTGACATATACCCTATAACTCACGTTTTCATTGAAAAACAAGGCGTTTCTTTCACTGTGCCGGCCGAGAAATATGCGTATGTGTATGTTGAGTTTAAAGACAACACTCCCACATATAAAATCTATCAACCATACAGTAAGGATTACAAATGGATAAATAATCATAATAAGTCCGTATGGGATTTATGGTCTAAATTGCCAGAGAGTGGTGATAAGGTTATAATAACATCTTCAAGAAAAGATGCTTTGTGTTTATGGGAAAATCTTAATATCCCATCAACTTCTGGGCAGGCGGAGTCAGTTGTGTTTAAGAGCCATGTGGTTGATTTGTTAAACTCAAGGTTTACAAACAAATATGTTCTTTATGACAATGATTTTAATGGTGAAAATAATTGGGGACGTATTAATGGTGAGAAATTAGCAAGCATGTATGGATTCAAACAAATTGAAATTCCATCAGAATATGAATCGAAAGACCCGAGCGATTTGTATAAAAATCATGGGAAAGATGTTTTTTTAAAAGTTTTAAACAATTTATTAATTTAATTCATGTTATTATCGGTTTATGGCACGTTAAAAAAGGGTTTTCTGGCTCATTATAAGCTGGGCAAGGCAAAGTTAGTGCATGTGGGATTCCATGACATTGGTTTTAAAATGATTGACCTGGGCCCTTACCCGGCTTTAATTAAGAGTAAAGAGTTGCACCCTATTTATCTTGAGACTTATGAAATCAGCGACGAAACAACTTTACAAGAAATTGATATGTATGAAGGTTATCCATCATTATATCTTAAAGAAACAATCAAATTATCAGAAAGCATTGAAACTACGCTATACTACCTTGCCCCACAAAGGAATAGCTTTTGTGCAAATAAGCCAATAGTTGAGTCTGGATGCTGGATTAAAAACAAAAATAATTATTAACAATTAAGTATTATGAAATTAAAGATTAGAACTAAAAACTACAGTGCTGACGGTCTTAAAGACGCTATTGAAATGCCGGTAAGAGCAGTATTTCGCTTAGGTAGCACAACACCAACTGAAGCCATCTTCCCTAAGGGAGTTGCTAAGGGTCGTAAAATCATTGAAATTAATACAGTTGAAGCATGCCGTAATAGTGGGGATAAAATCCTTATGAAAGAGCTGTTTGACCAGCATGAAATCAAAACCGCTCCCTGGAGTCACCTTGAAGATTTTATTAACTTTGAAGATGTTGAGGAAGAAAAGCAATTTCCAATGATTATTAAGCACATTCATTCATCAAAAGGTGAGGGTATTTATTTTATTGAAAACCAGGAACAATTAAATGCATTTGTTGATGAGCATAAAGACTCTTTAAGCAAGTATATTATTGAAAAGTATTTGTCGTACTCAAAAGAATATCGTTTGCATGTAACAAAAGATGGTTGCTTTTATGCCTGTCGTAAAATGCTAAAGAATGATGCCGAAGATCGCTGGCACCGTCACGATGTTAATTCAGTGTGGATTCTTGAGGAAAACCCTTTGTTTGACAGACCAACAAATTGGGATGATATTGTTGCTGAATGCGTTAAGGCTATGCAAGCCATAGGTCTTGATATTTGTTCATGTGACGTTAAGGTCCAGACATCAAAAGGCCGTAAAAATGACTTTATTCCTAAGTTTGTAATTTTAGAAACTAATTCAGCGTCAAGCTTAGGGGAAGTGGGGTTAGAAAAATATAAAGTTCAACTTAAAAAAATGATTGATAATTATGAAGGTTAAGGGGCTGGTTTATCAGGTTTATTATTCGTATGAATTAACGCGTAAAAAAGGAAACGCTATTGATAAAAAGCTCGTTAGGGGTGAAGAATATTTAAATTCTGCTTATGTGTGTTTTTCAGAGTTATATAATAATGCTCCAAATGGATATGATTTTAATGGACACATTAAAATTAAAATTTGCATAACTGACAAAGAAAACACCAAAAGACTTAATAATTATTGTCTTATAACCAAAGAGCAAGTTAAAGAGTATTTAGGGCTATTAACTCACATATCAATGGGCTATTGGACTTTTCTTTGCGAGGATTATGATGAGGATTATATTTTGATTACTTGTACCACCAATAAAGATGTTAACTTCTATCAAATAAGGCTTATCCCCGCGATGGTAAGAGTTTTGTTTGAAAATAATTATAATTACGTTATTAAGTTGGCGTTTTTAATGGGCAAAGAAATTGATTTTATGGACCTTGATTTAGCACAAAGATTTACATTGGCATTAAATTGTTTTGAAAACGATAATCCAGGTCATTCTATTCATTATGATAGATACAATGAAGGGTCAACAGATATATTTGACAATGATTCTTTGCAGAGTAGGTTTGACCACGCTATTTCAGATTTCATGAATGTCAATCAATTCATTAGCTGTCAGAGAAATGGAGCACTACCAAAACAGATATCTCCTGAATCAGAAGATGATGTTATGCAGGATCTTGAAAAAAACAAAATTAACAAAAAACTTAAAGAAACATTATTTCAACATGCAAGATTTAAAGGTCTATGTGATTAATCAGTCAGCATATAGCAACGATTCACACTATGCTAATTTCTTAACAAATTACACTCTTGTGAATAACGCCGAAGAGGCTGATATTATTATTTTTACTGGTGGAGAAGATGTTGACCCATCATTATATCCAATTGAAGTAAAGCGGTCTCCAACGACAGGGTCTAATCTTTCAAGAGATGTGCATGAAAAGTCCGTGTTTGACTCTTACAAAGAATCTGGTAAGCTACTCGTTGGTATTTGCCGTGGAAGTCAATTCCTTACGGTAATGAATGGCGGTGTTTTATTTCAGGATGTTCAGAGTCATGCTATGGGGGGCTTGCACCCGATAGAAACTGCTGATGGTGAGAAATTGTTTATTACTTCAACTCACCATCAAATGATGAATCCTTATATTCTACAAGATAATGAGTATGAGCTTATCGCCTGGGCTGCGCCTAAGCGCTCCGCTTCATATTATGCTGTGGATGGGTATGTAGAATTCTCAGAGTCTTTCAAAGAGCCCGAAATTGTCTATTATCCAAAGACAAATTCTTTATGTGTCCAGGGCCATCCTGAATATATGAATCCCGAAAGTGATATGGAGGGAAAAACATTAAATTACATCAACAAATTAATTTCTAAAATTATTAAAAAATGAAACCAATCTTTAAAAACATTACATTAGGAAGTGACCCTGAATTCTTCATTATAGATATAGAAGATGGCGAACCAGTATCATCAATTGGAATTATTGATGGAGTTAAGGGTAAAGCAACGCCAATACCAGAGCTTGGAGAGGGTTTTGGACTTCAAATAGATAATGTATTAGGGGAGTTCAACATCCCAGTCTGTCATACACCATATGAAGTGGTTACACATATTTCAAACATGATTGAGTATTTGTACACCTTCCTGGAGCCTAAAGGGCTTGAGCCATCGTTCGGCGCGTCAATGATCTATCCACAACATGAGTTAGAGAGTGATGAGGCTAAACAATTTGGGTGTTCGCCAGACTTTAATGCATGGTTTGATGGGATGATTAACATTCCACCAACTGCTGAGAATTTGCAATTGCGTTCCGCTGGATGCCATTTCCATGTTGGGTTTGATGAAGTGTCAGATGATGACGCTATGAATTTGATTAAGGCTATGGACTTGTTCCTTGGCGTGCCATTTGTATTAATCGACAATGATACTCGTCGTCGCGAATTGTATGGCAAGGCTGGATGTTTCAGATTTACATCTTTTGGGGTAGAGTATCGCGTTCTTTCCGGCATGCTGCTATCAAACCGTCTTTTGCTTGAATTTGCTACCAATCAGATTATGAAAGCCATTGGTTATCTAAATCTTAATGGCATTGAAAGAATCCAGGAAGATAAAAACATGATTATTTCGTGTATCAACAATGGCGATACTGACATTGCCAGAGAGTTAATTGAAAAGTATAATATCCTGGTGCCGGATGAAATCCGTGAGCAGTATTTTTATTACAATCAAAAGAAGAAGGCTATCTTTGATAAACACGCACCAATTGATCCTTTAAGGGACCCTGTTAAAAAGCAGGCCGCCTGGGAAGATGCTAATGTTCGGTGGGTAGCACCAAGACCAATAGATTTTGCACAGGTTGACGGTGTAAAACTACAAGGTGGAGCAGTCTTTAATCAAATACTTGATGCCGCTATAAGAGAGCGTGATCGGGAAGCCAGGAATATAGACGCTGGTGAAGCAATTAACGAAGTAATTTAATTTTTTAAAATTATTAATTTAAAAACAAACAAACATAATGTGCGGAATATTTGGAAACGTAGGTAAAACAAGAGACACATATAGATTTCACATCCTTGGTCTTTATAATGATACTCGTGGAGGTGATTCTTGCGGAGTCTTGATTAAGAAGAAAAAAAGTCCAACCGCAGTTCATTATGGGCACGACAAGACTAAACTATATAAGAAGTTCCTTGAGTCAAAAGAAGCGAAAGCTATTGACTTTACATGGGATGACTTTGCACTTGGACACTGTCGTAAAGCGTCTGTTGGGGCCATTGGGCTCCAGCAGGCACAGCCTGTAACTATAACTGATGATAACGGAGAAATTGTATTTGCGATGATCCACAATGGCACTCTTTTAAACTACAAAGAGTTGGCAAATAAATACGAAGTTCCATTTCTGGCATCGGAAACAGACTCACAGATTTTTGCTAAAATTGTATATAAAGTTGGCTATCATGTGCTTAGTGAGTACAATGGCGCTGGTGCTTTTGTGTTTTATGAGCATAATAACGGTGATTCATTGATTAAAGTTTTCAAAGGAGCTTCTCGCAACTATAAAAATGGGCATGATAAAACCCTGGTAGTTGAGAGACCATTGTTTTTTATGAATGATAAAGGCGGCTTTTGGTTTTCATCAATTGAAGAGTCATTGCAGTGCATTAACAAATACAATGTTGAAGTTTATTCTTTAAAACAAAACACGCTGTTTGTCTTAAAAGATGGCAATGTAATTGATTCAATAGAATATGACCGATCAAATAATTATCAAGCTGAATTTGAAGTATATACTAATGCAAGGACTTATTATGATGGCTATGGTGGCTATGGTGGCTATTGGGATGGAATTGAAGACACTCGTAGGTCTACTTATTCAACTGAATGGAATAAGAACAAATTCCTGGGTACTGGAACCACAACAAATAAAAACACGGGTGTTGCCAGTAGTGGAATCTTAACAAAATATGCTTATGGCATAGTTAATGAAATCCATTATAGAACTGACGGCTTCTATTATGTGAATAATAAAAGGTGTAATGGCAGGTATGATGCAACCAAAACTGGCTATATAAATACTAATACTGTACATTATGCAATGTCTGAACCGTATTGGTTTATTAATGGGATACTAATGAAATCATATTTTCATTTCCTTGCGGCAGAGTTTTATCTTCAAGATTACAGGCAGTCGTCAAATGGAGATGAAATGCTTGATATTTATTTAGCCCCATTTTCAGTTGATCCCGTGCCATACGAAGACCCGGTAACAAAAGATACTGTGTTTTATGGTATTGATTATCAATCTGGCAAGCTTGAACCAACTGATGATAGTTTTACTCCATCATTTATGACTGAGGCTGTTGAATATGATTGTAATGCTGGAATAATAACCAGTCATACACAATACAAATATTCTCCAACTTATAAAAGACCGGCCAAATACGTTGAATTTGATAGTAAGATCCTTGCAGGAAGCATCCCTGAAGATCAGCTTGAAGAAATGATTATTGACTTAATCATTAAAATTGAAGAAGATGCTTATAGTAATAATGGTGAAATTAAAAACTTTACAATAACACAACAATGAAAGCGAATGAACTTGTAGTTAACGTATCAGGAGAAAAAGTCCTGAGAAAAGAGTGTATTAAAATTGGCGACAATTTCTATAAAAAGGGGGTTGATTGCGTATCTATTGAAGGAAAGTGGTATCGAAAGAATCACCCTAAAATCTATTTCGACAAAAAACATAATGAATATCGTTTGGTTAACGAAAATATCCATTATGGAATAATCAGTTATAATAAAAACACCGGAGAGTATGATTTTGGTCATTTTGAAGCAAATAGACTTGTTGCACTATATATCAACAGTAGGCATGGCAAGAATATTGTCATGAATGATGAGGTTTTTGAATCAATACCAAAAGTTTATCTTGACTCTGGAGAGCATGTGGACTATACTCAAGCCATAAGGATGAATTATTTTCATCGTAAACGGCCTAAAAGCGATCATTTTCCATACAGAACAATCCCAAGGCTATATAACTCTGCGGATTTAATTCAGACGTTTGTGGATGCCCGTAAGGAAGTTGTTTTGCCAGACTTTTTTAATCCAAAAGTTCAGAGCAAACGACTTATTGAAATGGTTAATAAATATTCGTTTGGCATTGAGTACGAGACATCCAGTGGCATTATTCCTGAAAACGAGTGCTATAAGGCTGGGTTAATCCCACTTAGAGATGGCTCTATCTCTGGCATTGAATACACCTCTATACCAATGGCAGGTCTTGAAGGCATCAATAACATATTCTATCAGACTAAACTCCTGAACAAATATTGTACATTTGATAAAGAGTGTTCACTTCACATCCATCTTGGTAACTTTCCGCTTGATGAAGCAAAAATTACTAAACTATGGAACCTGGCTTATCGCATTCAGGATGATTTGGCTTTAATGTTCCATAGAAATGTATTTAGAACCTCTGCCTATAAAGAGTCTGGCAAAGATTATTGCAATAGACTTCCATCAATAGTGACTGATTTTGATGAGTTATACTCATATCTGTCAGCAACAAATATGTCTTACAAAAAGGGTAATTTCTTTGAAAAGCATCCCCGCAATCCAAATTTTGACCATAAGTGGGAAAATAATCTTCGTTATTTTTGGTTCAATTTAATTAATCTGCTATTTGATAATAAAGGCAAAACTGTTGAATTCAGGCTTCATGGCCCAACATTTAATACCGGAAAGATTATCAATTGGCTATTAATAATTATGGCAATTCTTGATTTTGCAGAAGATGATAATGCGGATATTAATGGTGTAACCCTTTCGCGCGTTATCAAGCATGCATATGAAGGAACTGATATTGAAAAGATATTGATGGAGTATATTGATGCGCGTCGTTATGAGTTTAATCACTCAGCAATAGTGCATTTAGACATAAATGGTGCTCTTGACATATTCCTTGATGACGATCAAAAATATGAGACGCCAATAAGAATGTAACTAATGAATTATGAGTAAAAACAAACGAGTGATAGGTGCTGAGGAAGTTGTATATGATGATATTAAGTTTAGAAGTAAGCTTGAGCTATACACTTACAAAAAACTCATAAGCAATAATTTTGATTTTGAATACGAGGGGATGAGGGTTGACCTTATCCCTTCGTTTGAACTGAACAGTACAGAAGTGTACTACCCTGTTGAGAGTGGTAAGCAAAAGGGCCTTATGAAGCAAAGATTTAAAATTGATGCTAAAACCTATAAAGTTGATTTTGTTGTCAAAAAAGGCAATTATCATATATTTATAGAGTGTAAGGGCTATGCTAATGATGATTACCCTACAAAGCGTAAACTGTTTTTAAAGTGGCTTGAAGCTACATATAGGCCAAATGATGAAATCACGCCTATATTTTGGGAACCACATAATCAAAAACAAGTTAATGACTGTATTGAATTTATTAAAAACTTAAAAAACTAATTATGAAGTGGTCTAAGATAGAGCCGTTAATACGCAATAATTTCAATGAAAAAGATCAGGCTTTAATGGAGAAGTTTTTTTCTAAAAGAGATTTCACATCTATGTGGGAAATAACTGTATCTGAATTAAAAAAAGAGTCTATGAAATCAACTCCTGGAAATATTAGCGAAAGGTCTTGTAACTTACAAGAGCTGTATTTTCATTTAACAAAACAATTAGAATCACTTGGAGAAATTTATGAACAATAGAAAATCACTTTTTGACATATCATGGCAAGTGTCTGAAGATGTCTTTCGGAAAGATCCTGCATACTCTTATTCAAGAGCATCAAGGTTGCTTAATGAAGGCCCTATGGGGCTTATTAAGCCGCAAGATAAAAAGACCGACTCACTTACTTTTGGCTCTTTAGTGGACTGCATATTGACAGATGCTGAGAATTTCAATGAAAGATTTTTTGTAGCTGATACTCACAAAACATCAGATTTTATCAAAAAAACTGTTGGTTTAATTTATGAAAATTACGGGCAGATATTTGATAGTCTTGAAGAAGTTGGTGAAGATATGCTGCCATACATAGAGCTTGAAGATTGGCAATCAAATTGGGGCCCAGCGGCTAAGATTAGAAACGTTATCAAAGATGGCTCTGATTATTACAAGCTACTAAAGTACTCCGAAGGTAAAGAGATTGTCACTAAGGCGGAAGCAGAGGCCGCCAAAGCCACTGTAATAGCTCTTAAAGAGCATATGTTTACCTCAGGTATATTTGATATTGACGAAGAGAATGAAGAGCTTCTATACCAGCTTAAATTTAAATCTGACATCAAAGGAATACCGGTTAAGATTATGCTTGACATCGTAAAGGTTAACCATCTTTACAAAACAATTATCCCAATGGACTTAAAGACTACCGGCAAGCCTGAGTATAAATTTAATAAGTCCTATTTTGAATGGAACTACTGGATTCAAAGTCCCTTGTATAGCACTGTGCTTAAAGATAATCTTTTAAAAGATGATTTCTTCAAAGATTATGAGTTATTACCATTCAGATTTGTCGTCATAAACAAAGTCAACCTATCACCGATGATATGGGTTGATGATGACCCTGACGGCATTGCCGATAAAATCATTGAAACATATAACACCACATGGCAGGATTTGTTTCAAGATATGCATTGGCATTATGAAAACCAACTATTTTCATATGATAGAAAAACTTATGAAAATGGTGGAACAAAAAGTATTAACATTAATTAAATTTATTTATGGGACAAGTAGGTGTTGTAATAGTGTTGTTGATAATTGTACTATTATTAGGTTTTATGGTGTTGGACATGAACCGAAAATTAAAGGAGCAATATAAATATGAAATTAATTTTCTTAAAGAGTTAAAGGCGTTTAGGGCACCATTGGTAAAACTAAAAATTGGTGGTCTTTCAGCTTATTTTCTTCTTGATACGGGGTCGACAATTAATATTGTTAGGACCAAGTATTTGGATAAAGTTGGAGCAGCGATTGTTGAAGATGATAACTCATCAGTAATGACAGCCTCTGGAGAAATGGCTCAAAGTCAGGGATTCCACGAAGAAGTCTTTCATAACAAAAAATCTTTTGGGTATAACGAGTTTTCAGTAGCAGACTTGGATTTGTTTGATGACCCGGAAATTAATAAAGGCTATGAAATAGCTGGATTGCTTGGCTCTAAATTCTTTCAAGAACATAAATGGACTGTTGATTTTGATAAGATGGTTGTTTGGGTTAAATAACAAAAGATTATGGTATATAAACTATTTAAAAAGACAAATTTATTTGCCAGGTTTTTAACACCATTATCTGAAAATCCAAAAACCAGAGCCGCTAAAATTTATTTAGGCGACAATACTTACAGGGTTGGAGACGATGAAGAATTTGGCTCATATCTTGAAATAAATCAATGCCCCAGGATTTATGTAGGGGCGCCATTAGTTGTTAAGAATATGGCAAGTGACGAGTATGAAAATCTTGGCAAAGTTATTGACATTAAGTATTTTGAAGATGTTGGATTTGTGTTAGTATTTAATGGCGAAGCGGATTCTTAAAAACTTAACAAAACGTGAACTCCTTGAGCTTGAGAGAGAAGTTATTGGCTTTAATATAACATCAATAATTGGCGATCAAAAGCTAAAAATTGACCATTATGGCTATAATAACATTGCCAGGCTCAAGGAGCTTCAAGAGTTTGATTGCAACGAAAAAAACATTTTAGTTGCAGGGGTGGTGAAGCAAAATCAATACTACCGTTCAAACGCAGGAAATGAAATGTACTTTATTCATCTGGCAGATGATATGGCAGCTACAAAAATGTATTGCAATTTGCAAAACTTTGCAAAACATGCGCATATTCTTATAGAGGGTGAACCGGTGCTGTTTAATGTCAGTTCAAAAAATGGGTTTATAACTTTTGATAAGTGCATGAAGATAGCGGATATACCTTTTAAAAAGGATACTATCTTTGTTATTCATATGCCATTTGACAAATATAGCCAGGATATTGAGTATCTTATCAAAGATAATCTTGGCGTTGACATCAAGCCTGGCAATGTAAGAGTATTTCAGAACACCAGGGACCTTGGGATGTCCATAGAGCCTACTTATGAGCTCATAGGGGCAATCAAGCATGGTTATGGTATAGATTGCTCATTGACCACGGAAGATGCTTATTTGTGGCCTAATTCGATTAAATTAATTAAAGAAATGGAAGATAATGGATTTTAAAAATTTTATTCTAAAAACGTTACGTTGGCATTCTAAAAGAGAATTAGTTAAAGTGTCTAAATTATTTTCAAAAGAAATGCCTTATTATTATAAGGGTAAAAATCTGGAGAAGGCTTTAATCTACATGGATTATATGAAAGAACTTGAAATCACTATCAAAATACTTAGTCGCCTCATAGACAATTGGTATGTTGGTGTTAGGCCTAGGACAACTTTTGACGTAATGATGGACGGGGTTGTGTATTCAATGTCACCAACTATTAATGCCAGGCCATCCCTTAACAGAGACTTAAAAGTACTTGGCTATTTACTTAAAAAAAACTTACTAAAAATAACTATTTAATATGCGAAAAATTATAGATATTTACAATGAATTAGTGTTACGATGGAATGCTGAGTCGCCATCATTTTGGAAAAAAGCCAGAAATCTGGCAATTACAATTGGAGGTGGGGCTTTTGCGGTTGTAGGGGCAAACAGTCTGCTTGATTTAGTAGCTCTGGGGGTGAGCCCGTTTATATTTAAAGTTGCCGGGTATATAATCGCATTTTGTGCGGCAGTAGGTTTGTCAGCTCAAATTACTAAGAAATGATAGTAGGTGTTATACCAGACCTCCACGGTAAAGATATTTGGAAGAAAATCGTCGAGGATAAGTCTGTTAGATATTGGATGTTTTTAGGAGATTACCTTGATGGCAGAGATGTGTCTGATGAGGTAGCACTTGATAACTTTAAAGAGATTGTTGAGTTTGCTAAATCAAAAGAGTTTTGTAAGTTGTTGTATGGCAATCACGAGTTGCCATATTTATACCCTAAGAAAGGAGAAGCCAGATGTTCTGGCACAAGGCATGCGATAATCCCACAGGTGCATGAAATACTTCACAATCCAATTAACAGTAATTGCTTTAAAAGCTCAATGGTTTTTTCAAACACCTTCTTATTGACTCATGCCGGAGTATCAGAGTCATGGTTCAATAACGAGTTTGAGGGCAATAAAAGTATCAATATATCTTATCAACTTGATAATCCAAAAGATAAGGAACAATTTAATGCTATGCTTACTGTTGGGTATTGCAGGGGTGGAGGAGATTTATATCCAGGACCATTTTGGCAAGATAAGAGTGAGTTTGTTAGGCCGTTACCAGGCTATACGCAAATCGTTGGTCATTCAAGAGTGAGCGCTATTCATAAAGAAAGTATTAATGGATGTGATATTTATTTCACTGATTGTCTTGATAGAAAACTTGAGTATCTCACATTTGAAACCAACACAGGCGAAGTGTTTATTAATGTTATTAACTAATGAGATTAGATTATAAAGGCAGCAAAGATAAGTTATTTTTTACCAGTGATCCACATTTTTTTCATGGTAATATAATTAAGTTTTGCGATAGGCCTTTTAACAATAGCGAGGAACAAACTGAAGAATTGATTAGGCTGTGGAATGAAAAAGTCCCTATTGACGGCATTGTATTTGTCGCAGGGGACTTTTTCTTTACCAGTAATATACAATCAATAGAATCTGTATTATATAGGCTTAATGGCACTATTTATTGGATTATGGGTAATCATGATTATCAAAACAAGCTTGATAGGGAAGTGTTTTCTCAAATGCCAATGATAAATGCTCAGGCAGATATGATAACATTGCTGGTGCGTGAAGATAATAACAAGCAGTTTGTTATTAGTCACTATCCATATATGTATTGGCAGAGTGGATTTTTTCAACTGCATGGCCATGTACATGGAGGGCCAAACAGCAAATCAGCTGAAAAAGTGCCTGAACACTTTATGCGGTATGACATTGGGGTTGATAATAACAATTACGCCCCGATTTCGTATGATGAATTAATGGAAATATTTGATAAAAAATCTGACAATTATGACAGAAGCAAAATTAGTGAGGAAGATAAATGATTGTTTTGTAGAAATCTATAAAAATGCAAGTCCACCAGCAGATTTTAATGAACTAAAAGAAAAATCTCCGCGCAATGAAGAAGGCAAGATTTTAATCCCATTTATGGATTATACAATCAAAAGGCATGTTTTAACAGGGATAGTTAATAAGTATAGCAAAAAGCTAAGGACAAATGATAAAGCAGCATTTAATATTATGATTTATTTAGGGCCATCACCAAAACAAGTAGATTAATGAAAAAACAAATATCCGCACAAATAGTAGCTGATTCTATTAACCCGCAAGGCGATAGAATCACTACTTTTTTATTAACTTACCCAAGATTTATTCACGGGGAGTTGATGACCCATAGAATGTTTAGCCGTAACTCTGCATCAAGCAGGGCTATACCGTTTGAGAAGATGGTTAAGATGGTTGAAGAAGACCCATTTATCCCTATTGCTTGGCAAAAAGACCATAAAGGAATGCAGGGGACTGAATACTGGAGTAAAGAAGAGTCTGATAAAATGGATTTAGAATGGCTACAGGCTCGTAATAAGGCAATTTACCAGGCAAGGATGTTACACTATGCTGGAGTCACCAAACAAATTTGCAACAGACTTCTTGAACCTTTCATGTGGCATACAGTATTGCTTACTGGAACTAATTTTAGAAACTTTTTTGAATTGCGTTGCCCACAATATGAATATAAAACAGAGATATTTAAAAGTAAAAAAGATTGTATTAATTCATATACACACGGTTTAGGTAAAGGGTTTGAAAAAGATAGAAATTATTTAAATTCTTTATCTGATTTGGATTGGTTATTAATCAATAAATCTCAGGCAGAAATTCATATTCAAGCATTAGCTGAAGCTATGTGGGATGCTATGAATGAATCTACTCCTAAGCAGTTAGAAAGTGGTCAATGGCATATTCCTTTTAATGATAAGATAGACTACGCATTACATAAATGGAATTTTTTACCAAACATAACAGAATTATGGGGTAAAGATATGTCTGAATATGGAATTAAAGTAGCAACTGCCCGGTGCGCCCGTTTATCATATATGACTTTTGATGGGGAGATTAACTACGAAAAAGATGTTAAATTACATGACCAGCTATTAGAGTCTAAACACTACAGCCCTTTTGAACATTGTGCAAGAGCTATGAATGACGATGAGTATTATGAGTTTGCCAAAGGTAGAGTGCTCGTCAAAGATGGATATGGAGATGGTGATTCTTTGGAGCATGATATTAACAATAACACTCCTGGATGGTGTGATAATTTCAGAGGATTTATTTCTTATCGCTATTTAACTCAAAACAAAAGTATTGTTTAAAAACTTATGACAAATCTTATAGGAATTAGTGGTCGATCTGAAAGCGGTAAAGACTTAATAGCTAATATTATACAATACTTAATCTGGAGAAGGGATGTTGAGATGAATAGAAGAGATTATATGAGTTTAACTCTTAACTCTTTTATCAATAATAATAATTTGGGTAAAGCAATGTCTGGGTTCAAAGTGGTTAAATATGCTGATAAACTTAAAGATATTATATGCTTATTAACAGGGTGTACAAGAGCTGATTTGGAAGACCAGGAGTTTAAAAAATCTGAACTGCCTGAAATTTGGCATAAGTGGGAATTGCATATATCTACTGGATATGAAATCTGGACAGAGTATTATTCTTCTGAAAAAGAAGCTTTAATCAGAAAAGAAGAATGTGAAGATGATTGTTATTTTAGCAACCCAATATTGTTTAAGTCAACCTATCGTTATCTATTAACTAAAATTGGCACAGATTTGTTTAGACGTCAATTTCATCCTGATACGTGGGTAAATGCTACATTTGCTGATTACAAACCTGTTGAAAGAGAATTAAAAGGAAGTTTATTTTATCCTCAATGGATAATTAGTGATGTTAGATTTCCTAATGAATTAAAAGCTATCAAAGATAGGGGTGGTATATGCATCAGAGTGTCAAGGCCGCCTATTGAGCCGGACCCGCATATATCAGAATCAGCATTAGATGATAGTGATGATTTTGATTATATGATAATTAACAGCGGAACTATTGATGAGTTGGTGGAGAAGGTTGAAGAAGTGCTTATTAAAGAAAAGATTATATGAGTAAATACATTGATACAAAAGTAACTATTTGGGGGCGTATTCATCTTAAAGATGATGCGGATATGAATAAGTTAATAGAAATACTTAAAAAAAATAATTCAATAAATAGTATATGCGATGAATCTCTTGGATTTAGCGAGTATGAAATACTTTACGATACAGAAGAGGAAATAACTCCAGAAGAAAACAATGGAGACCCTACTATTGAGGTTTTTGATGATGCTATTAGTAGTGTAGAGCCATTATGGACTAATCAAATTAATAAACAATAAATAATGATTGATAAACTTACAGTAGAACGAATTAAATTTCTTCATCCTAAAGTCCGGGATGAGGTGATGAAAGTATATCTTGAAGAAATAGTTCCCGCCTTAGCTGGCAAGGCTATTTGTAGATTTGCATATACTTTAAGGACTGATGCCGAGCAAAACGTATTATATGCACAAGGAAGGTCTAAGTTGTATGATGCCAAAGGCAAGCGATTAGGTATCGTCACAAACGTCAAGGGTGGTCAGTCAACACACAATTATGGCCTGGCATTTGATATAGTATTGCTCCTTAATAATACTAAACAAGCATCGTGGGATGTAAAGACTGATTTTGATAGTGATGGAAAGGCTGATTGGCTTGAAGTTGTTGAGATATTTAAACGTCATGGATGGACGTGGGGTGGCGACTGGAAGTTTAAAGATATGCCACACTTTGAAAAAACGTTTGGTATGACATGGCAGCAATTGAGTAAATTAAAAAAGGATAAAAACGGTTACGTAATATTTTAATATGGATATAAAAGAGTATCAAGAAAGAGCGTTAGCAACAGCCGCATATGGCGAAGGTGATAAAATCATTTACCCAGTACTGGGACTTAATGGTGAAGCTGGTGAAGTGGCTGAAAAGGTTAAAAAAGTGCTTAGGGATAAAGGGGGCAAGTTCGGTCCCGAGGAGCGGATTGAAATTCTTAAAGAGATTGGGGATGTGCTATGGTATTGTAATGCTTTAGCGGATGATTTAGATTCCAGTCTTGAAGAGATAATGGAGATGAATATATTAAAACTTGAGTCACGTCGTAGTCGTCATGTAATATCAGGAAGTGGAGATAACCGATGATTAAAATATTAAAATTTAGTGCCACCTGGTGTGGCCCATGTAAGACTTTAGCTAAAAATCTTGAAATTGTTTTGCCAGAGTTCAAGGATAAAGTCATTATTGAAGAAGTTGATGTTGAGGAAGAAATTGATATGGCAAATGCGTATGGAGTGAGAGGAGTTCCAATGATGGTGTTTGTGAAACAAAATAAAATCATAGATACAAAAGTTGGTTCAATGAGTGTTGATGATTTGCGCAAACTTATTAAAACTAATGTTGAGAAATGAAATAATTATTAATTCAATAAGGGTTCAAAAATCAGGGCTATTTTTTAAAGAGTTTACATTTTTACTAAACTTTTTATACTATGACCAGGTGAGAGAAGCCCCACCAGCAGGATTATTATCAAAAGAATACGTCTCGTTCAATAACGGGGCGTGTTCTATCACTGAGGCTGGCAGAACAAAATTACTAAATACCCTTGATTTAAGCAGAGATTTATATTACAATGAACAGAAGGTTCTATCTCTTGCAGAGTCATTACAAAACTTGTTCCCTGAGGGGGTCAAGCAAGATACGGGTATTTATTGGAGAGGAAACAAAGAACTTGTTAAAAATAAACTAATGCGTTTTATTGAAAAATATGGCATTAGCGATGAGATGCTTATAATACGAGCAACTCAACAATACGTTATGGATCACGATGACTTAACGTACATGCGGACACTACCATACTTCATAGAGAAGGATGGTAACTCCGACTTATTAACTGTCGTGGAGAATTTAAACTAATAGGGGATTATTAATTTAAACAAAAATAGGGGACTACGTGAGTAATCCCCTATTTGCTTCTTTATGTGATATTTGAAAAAATTTAACGCCCCTGATTATCTGAAAATCATACCCTTTTCATTAAACATTTGAGTCATATAATTACTCGTCTCGTTGTCAGGGTTTAAGAATTCAATAGAATCAAGTTTTCTCGTAAGGTCGTAATATGCTGCTAATCCAGGAATTGATTTTTGCATTTCAATAAATCCTCGCAAATTGCCTTGCTGCGTGAACGCCCTATCTCTATCGCCTTCTCCAAGAGCTATTAACGAGCCGCTAAACAATACCATATTTTCCATAGTCCTAAAAGACTTGGTGAATCCAACCGGTGTTAAGTTGCTCATAGTTCTCAATATATCCACAGGGTTATACTGTTGCGCCAGGTTGTCTATAAGATACATCTTAGCCCATTTCTTTGTGGCATCATCATCTGGAACATCTGAAAAGAATGTTGAAAATAATATGGCTAAAACAGCTAATTCAATGTAAGTATGTGCAAACTCAAGCATGTTACGTTTTTGCTCAAACGTAAGAGCATTTATTTTGTCTTTATATTGCCCTTTAAAGAACCAAAATGGTAGCGCAAACAATCTCATTGCAGACGTAAATTTAGCCTCAATATGGCGCCCTTGCCACACAACCACATCGTACTCCATCCCGGCATCTCTCATGGTCCCTGTTGGCCTGTATTCGCCTAATAGAGGATCTATGGTTTTTGAGTCAACAAGGTTTAACACAATACGCTGGAAGTATTTTTTAAGAGTCACAAAGAACTGTCCAAAAGCATATAACTCAAGCCCTGAAAACTCATCAGAGCGGTAGTTGCCAAGCATTCTTTCATGGATTCTTTTAAACCTGGCTATTTCTTTTGAGTCTAAGCCCATCAAATCTTTATATTGACCATTACCCATTTTAATTTTGGCGCGCACTCCGCCAGTCCATGTTAATTTACCATCCTTGTATTCATAAGCGTCATAAAATGAACGACCGTCTTTAAGCTTCATGTGGTTCATTTGCGCAAACATTGTTGATGTAAGAGCATAAAATTCACCCATAGTATGCATTATAAGAGCTGCCTCGTCAAACGACGTACGCTCTCTCATAGTATGGTATCTGCGTTCTAAAGCAGCCATAGTGTTGCCGTCAATATAGTTAAATTGCTCCATCATAGCCCAGGCTTTATTTTCTTTAAGCTTGCCAAGAATTATGTCGCGACCAATACCAATAAATATTTCTGTCGCAAATGCCATATCTTTAGGCCCCATGTCTGTTTGGCTATTAGAATCCCCAAACCATTTATTTGCCCATGCGTCATCAATTGCTTTACGATTAAGCAGCCACTGTTGCTGCACAGTGTTACCAGCAGCGGCAAAAGGCTTAAACCACATAGTAGTGTCTCTGGCCCACTTTGATAGGGCGCGTAAAAACTTTTCAGGGGCAAAAAATATTGGCTTGCCAGTGGCTGGATTAGTGATTTTCATATTAAACTCACCAAACCACATTGTATCGTCTTTTGAAATTCGTTGCACACCTTTTCTTAAAAATCCTTTAAGAATATCCATTTCGGCCAAAACCTTATCAGCCTCCTTATCTTTATCTTGATTTCTAAGCCTTGCAGTTTCAGCCAGGACTGTATAATTAATAGCTTTGCCCATAGCGTAAACCGGGTCCATCTCTTTTTTATACTCTAACCACTCAACAAATTTAGTTAATGATGCCCCCAAGTCATGTGAATAATACTTTTCATCATCATTTTTTCTTGAGCCTAAGTATTTAATTGGAAGAGCTATGCGCTCGTTACCATAGTTTTCAAACATAAACTCTTCAGCAAAGCTAAACTTTCTTGCAAGCAGGGCTTTCTTATATTCAAGACTTAAAATAGCACCTGTAAGGGCATTTCCTTTGCCATATCGACGCTTTAGATCCATATCTGATGGAGCAGTCTTTGGAAAGAATCCTTCGTAATATGTAAAACCTGGCGCTTGTAGTTGCAGATGAGATACTGACTTTTTACGAATGTCTTGTGAAGCCTGGGTGTTGAGATATGCTCCCTTACCAACAAAATACTCTTTCATCATTTTCTCATGAAGTTTGATAAAATTTTGTTGCGCGTCACTCAGTCTTGACCACTCAGCATCTTTTTCGAGGATTAGTCGTTCAACATTACCTACGCCTTCAACAAAATCATCTTTTAATAACTCATCATACATTGTGAGATTATCGCCCTCAACCATTTCAGAAATAGTCTTGCGCTTCTTATAATCGTTTCTAAGCGCATCCACAACTACTTCAATCTCATCACCTTTAGCGAGCATATTAATAGTATGCCTATTATAAGCCCTGTCCCACGCTGATTTAAAAGCCTTCACAAGAGGGTGGTTTGAATCACCAAGACCGCCAAGCCATCTTGCAACAAATGATGTTGATGGGGTTTTCTTTTGGCTTAAAAACTCTGACGCAGTACTCTCATCCTCCTCGTACATAATCTTTTTCTTCAAGAGCTCTTGCATCTCCTTCTCAAGGCGATACTTCTCTTCATTTGATATGTTAGACTCCCTGCGTATTTGCTCGTTTAAAGCTATTTTAAAGTTGATTTTTTCAAGAGTATTTATTTCATCTTCAACGAACTCAACATGTTGATAATGGTTGTAATTAAACACATCAGGGCTTTGCCGCACCATATCTGCTGCTATGTTGGGGTCAAGACCAAGCTCTTTCATTAAGCCTTTATCTTTAAAGAAGGCCTCCATCATGGGGATAAATGATTCAACTTCAACCAGGGTGTGCTTATTAAAGCGCATAGCTTCATATTTATTTTGCACTGATACCACTTGCAGGTTTTTAAATCGCTGCTCAGGATTGTTTAGCTTAATCATCATTGCATAAATTGCAATCTGTAATTTAGCCATATCTAACCCACCATTGGTAATCCATTTGTTCTGCTCTCCATAGTGCAGCAAATGCATACCTATTTCGTTAAGCTGCGACTTACCGGATTTCAAGTCATAAATACTTAGGTATTTACCAGCTATCTCTCCATCCTTGCCATAAAAGTTTTCTTGGTGCTCTACAAGCATGTCTATAGACCCCGCGTATCCTAATAAATCCGAAGCAACAGTCACCTGAGTAGTAACCTTGTCACGCAGTTCTGCCTTGACATATTTTTTAAATTTATTAACGCCAAGCTGTTCATACATTTTCTCATAAACTTGCTGACCGGTTTTAGCACCTTTATGGTCGAGTACATCATCAAATAACCAGTTATACCTTGATTCTTCAACACCTCCTTTTGCAGCTTCTTTAGCAATTAATGCTTTAATTCTGGACTGTTCCATAGGGTCAGTCTCATTAATTAACTGATTGATATGGTCCATAATTCGACCGCGAGTGGTGCCAAATTTAAAACTATCTCTCAACTTGGACAGATATTCATCATAAGTATAAGACGTCCCCTCTATATTGATTTTAAAATCATGGTCAAGGTTTTTCCATATTTCATCAGCCTTGTTTTGAGAAAAATCTCCATCAAACTTTTTGGGCACAAACGCTTTTAATAGTGACTTGGCTCCATAAGTGATACGATTATATAATTTACCGCTTCTTACGTCTTCATACACTTCACCCTCAACTTCATTACCATCTTCATCCTTAACCATTTGAACTGATAAATCCTCGCTTTCAGCTAAAATCTTTTTGGTTGTTTCATTGAATTCATAAAAATTCTGAACGCGTGCAAAGGTTTTGTTGAGTTGAACGTTATCAATTTCGCTGATAGTCATTGAAGATAATTGGTATAAAGCGTCCATCAATCTATCATGCAAGGTATTTGCTTTGATTCCCAACAGATTCTTAAACCAATTGATAATCTTTTTAAAGAACGATACTTTATCTTCTTCAAGAGCATTAAGGGCCTTTGTGAACTTTTCATCTGATAATGCCACAATAAATTCAATCAATGAGTCATTCCCAAGTTCATCTTGAAAATACTCAGGGAATCTATTTTGCAAGAGCGGTTTTAGCTTATTGTATAAGTCTTGCAGCTCCGTATATACTCCAGAATTTTTCATCACTCCCCGCCTTAACTCAGACTGAATAGCTTTAATTTTACTGACTGATACGTTATGGACTAACTCATGTAGAATTGTTGTTAGCAAATCTTTATTGTCAAGATTGTTTTTGCTGTCAGAGCTTAAGTAGATTGTGTTTGAATCAGTATCATAAAACCCCCTTGAATTAGCCATCTTTTGCCCAAACTTTTTAATAATCTGCTCTCTTGAGATTATCTGGAATTGAACATCGCCATTGACATTTTTCAATAAAAAGTTCAATAGAGAACTCATGTTTTTTGAAAGCCCTGTAATATCTTTGAGAATAGACTTAAGCCCAAACCTTTCACCCTTAAATTGAGCGGTCCATTTTTTAAATATTGGAGCCTTAAAGGTTTTAGGCTCAGATGCTTGTAAGCCTTGTCTTTGGACCAATTCAATTTGTTTTACAGCTTTAATTCCTAATTGCTCTAATGTTGGCCATTCTGTCGTATTGTTATTATTCATCCATACGCCCATCTTGAGCGCCAAATCCAAAGGATTTAGACCTGACATTTCTGCCAGGTCTTTAAAATCCTTATGGTTCATATTTACACAGTTATTCATTATTATACGTAACATTTAATAAATTGATCCTTTTCTTCCTGTGACTTTGCATCCCAGTCTTCTTTAGTCCAGCCGCTGCTCTTGATAACATTATTATCTTTAACAGCTTCCCATGATGTATTGTCAACTACATCTTCTTTTGTTCCAACCACCGCCAACGAGTCACTTGACCGCTTTTTAAGCATAACAACTCTTGGATTTGATATTGTGATGTCAGACTGATTTCTAACAATTGCCATAAATGGTTCAGAACCATATTTTTTAGCAAGCATTTCAACTAAATCTGGTTGCACCTTAAATTTATCTTCAAGAGTGTTTGGTACTATAATATGCGGCATGGTTGTATCAACTTTAACCGAGAATAATCTTTCAGCCCTAACTTGTTCGTTTAGGGTGGACCATACAGCCTCAGCATCAATTTCAGACATTCCTTTAAACTCATTAAGACTCATAATAGTGTCTTTGTTATCTTTAAATTCAGTGCTGGCTGCTGCCACAAACTCTTCTTCAGTTGTATTGTAAGTCATTGTTGGGCGTTGTGCTCCAAGCCTTATATAATATGCATGCTTATCTTTAGTACCAACAAGCATGAATATGTCGGAGATTTTATTACCAGTCCTACGAATTAACGATGGCATGTTGTCATGAACAACTTCATTGTTATCCTTATCCTTGGTAACTTCAAGAGGGAATTTTAAATTAAAGAAATGTTCCTTGTCCTGAATCTCAACAAACCCGGAGTATGACGCTCCTTCTTTCTCAGCCTTGGTGTCAATAGACTTAACTTTTAATATGTTGTTAAAAGCGTATTGAATAAAGAATCTATGTTTGTTATTATAAAGCATTTTTGGATTGTTTTTAATAACTTCAACCATAGCCCTCAGCCCATCAGAAAGCCCCATGTACAAGTCAGATGGTAAAGCAAGTGAAAAGCTTGATGCCCCAAAAGACATACCATTAACAATAGTTCCATATCTAACAAAATCTTTTTGCCACTCTTTGTAACTTAAATCATCAGTTTCAGAAACCTCCCATTTTTTAGTTTCTTCGTTGTATTTAATATCATACTTGTTAAGCTTTTCAAAATCAGCCTTAAGACGTATTAAATCCTCAGATTTAAAATCAACCGAGCGCGGCATAGACCACTCAGTGATACCACCCCAACCGACGCGTGGTGATAGTTCATTAATGAACTTGTTGATAAGGATTTTCTTGTTAACACCCTGCTCTGATGAAACAGTTTTTAAGTGCTCTTTCAGAGCATATATCTTTTCGCCAAAGTGCTTTTTAAACGCATCAACACCAGCAACTGTACGCTTCTCTTTATTAACCTCAATCTCTGCCGGTGGTAAATTGTTGTACCCAGGAAATGCTGGGTCCCAATTAATGGCATTAATTAAGAACTTAATAACATCATCACGCATAGAGACTTTAGTCTTAACGTCTTGCTTCATGGATGATTTACTTTCACCTTCTTCTTTGTCACCCTCGGCAATTTCTTCGTTGCTGGTCTCGTTAAGAATTTTACCAGTAATCCCAGATACTTGTTCAACAAATGCTTTAACCTCCTTGCTATGTTTAAAGAAATAAAACTCTGTCGCTAAATACAGCTCTGTTAATACTTTGTGCGCCTCAGCTAAGTGCGGTGCGGTAATAAACAGCTCTTGCAGATCTATGCTAAATGAATCTTTAGATTTTACTTTTGAATAATCAATAGTTCTCTCTAAATCCCCATCTATAGGCTTAGCAATCTTTTCATCAACTTCTTCAAACACTGAGCCAAAATCTTTTACTTTAGTTTCAAGGGCAATTGCATCAGATGGAAACTCTCTTAGTATCGACATCAATCCAGACAACTTAGACAAATCCTCACCCACTTTATTAAAGCTCTTGTAAAACTCAAAGAATTTAACTTGTTGTGCTGCAAAATCAATAAGTTCTGCATCGGTTGTATTTTTAAGTTTTTCATACAGCTCATTTAAAGAGTTAATACCAGCCTTTTCGTTAAACGCTAAAGCTTTTGTCAACTCTTCGGTGGTCAAGTCTTCGTAACTTTCAGGAATATCTTTGCCAAGTTTTTTAAGCGCTTCTGCAATGTCATTGATAACTCCGGCAGTCGCCATGAAGCTATTACCAGATTTATAGTCAGCGATATTCTTAAAGAACAACTGTCTTGCCATACGCCCAGCCAATTCATTTGAATTGCTGATGCCATTAGTTTCACCTGCATCTAATGCCAGCATTCCAACAAATGATGACATGGTGTTTGCATTAAGATTAAAATACGGAAGTATTTGCTCCTTAACGTTATCAACCGCAGCATTTACAAGCGCATCAATCATTTCAAAAGTTGTTATCTTGTTTGACAACAAATCAATTAATTTGCCATTAAACACAATCTTCTGTCTATCATCATTATCATTGATGGTCACTCTTGGGATTGCTTTGTTGAGACCAGCCCTCATAGCGTAAGCTATGGCTTTAAATGAGCTTGCAAAGATACCTACACCATCACTACCGTTGTGTGATGATTGGTGAACTTCAAATGCCTCTAAAACATTTGATAAGTTCTTTTCACTCTTTACAACGCTGCCACCGGTCTCTCTGGCAATCTTAACCCTTAGTCCTTCAAGGGCTGCAAGGGAGATGGCCGAGTTGGTACGAACAAAGTTTTCACGCTTTGAGATAGCTTTTAAAAGCATTTCTGTTACAATGTTTTTATAGTAGCGCTTCTTGTCTTTAATAGGCAATGCTTCGATTTCATCCTCAGTTGCAATTCTTAATTCATAGCGATTATTCTTTTTATCCCAATCGTAATTGATAAGAACTCCTTCTTTATTATAAACCACTTCACGTCCAATAACAAATAACGAGTCAACGTCAAAGTCACTACCATGAACCTCTACAATGTATTTAGGAACAACAATGTTAACTCCTGGTCCATCAATAAGTCCAACTATCTTAAGAGCTACACCACTGTGCAATTCAGAAGATGGGATACGATAGCCAAATAAATTACCATTAGTAAATATAAGATTAGGAGTCCTGCCTTTTGCAATAGCATCATTCAACTCTTTATATTCTTCAGGAGTTAATATTTGTTTGGCAGCTTCTCTTGTTAAAACGGCTTCCGACATTATCGTCTTTCTTCCATCAGCATCAACTTCAACGCTATAAGACAATTCTCTGCCATTGACAGTAACGCCATTTGACGCCATCAATACCGTCTTACCACCTTTAAGCCTTTGGTTAATAGTGTTCTTTGAGAATAACGATGTCATCTGGCTAAATGCTTTATTAGTGATTGCTGGCCAATCGGTGGTCACACCTTCATCCAAAAGATTAGATTCAATCTCTGCTGATGGAGATGATTTAAACTTAGTCTTAAGGGTGTCTAAAACCTTCTCTTCACTAAGCTTACCATGTTTCTTGATTTTCTCTGAAAGCTCCTTAAATCCAATCTTATATAAATTCATTAATGCATCATAAGCTTTATCAGCTTCTTCAACATTGTTGTTTAAAATATTGAGGATAAACATTAACTGTGATGGAACGGTGGTGTTATTATCACCAAATCCATGCTCAGGGTTAAGCTGCAAGCGATAGTTAGCATTTTTCATTTGAAGCATCGCTTTTGAAACCATGTCGTCATCAGCAGTCTTGTTCATAACGGCATCCCAGTCAACAACGCCTTTTGGCAATCCAACCTTAACGGCTGATGCAAATACTGCTTCATCAACATCATGCTTCTCCATAAGCTCCCTAAGGGCCTTTAACCCTCCCGTGCTGTCACTATTTACAATCTCGTCAGTAAGCTCAATCCATGAGTATTTAATTGCATGGGCAACGCCATTTTCATCAATATCATACCACAAAGGCTTACCAACTGTTGATAGATTGTAGGATGCTCCAACAGCCCGTCTAAGCTCTTGTGCTCTTTTAGGAGTTATATAACCCTGTCCATCAGCGTAATTTATTGCACCTCTGGAGTTCTTTGAAAGAAGCTCACTTATTTCGCTCTCAGTCAATCCTACTTGCCCATAAATTAACTTCCTATATTCGCTACCATAGGTTGGGTCTTTAAGCACAAGCACGTTTGATTTAACTTTTGCACCCATAGGTCCAACAGCTATACCCATACCAGGACCAAAGATGACAGACATACGCTTAAGTATCGAAACTCCTTTGCCAAACACATTTTGATTACCAGTGAATATTTGATTAAGCGCATATGAATTAACTTCGTTGTTCATAGCAAATAATCTTACTGCGGCCTCAAGCATTGATGCTTTGTTAGAGTATATACCTTTGCCTTCTTTTTTAGCATTAGCACTTGCACTCTGAAATAAATTAGTACCAAAGTCTTTAAACTCTTTTTCAACAGTTTCTTTAGCAACCTTTGGGTCCATGCCATCAAACACAAGCAAGTTTTCAACCATCTGTGCCATATCAACATGCAATTTAACCCCTTCCGTAACCATGCGCTGAGCAAGCTGTTTTGCAATACCATCAAAGTATTTGTTGAGATTTTCTTTGACCTTGTTTATAGTGCCTTCACCAAATATGGAGTCTAAATCATTCCAGGTCTTACCCTGACGCATCATTTCAATAAACTTTTCTTTGGTAAATTTATTGCCAGTTGCATCTATGACAGCCTGTTTTAACGGCCCCATGTTAACAAACTTAAATACATCTACCGGAGTTCCTTCATCATCAACATTCCATTTGTCTCCCAAGTCTGGGTCTTGTAATAATTGCTGATTAAATATCTGTGGATAAATTGTGTTTATAATCTTTTCAGATGTCAAGACATTCATCTTTGCGGGAGTAGTATCTTTTCTGTTAGATTTTACATACACTGGCTGGAAGTATTCAACAGAACTTCCACCCTTTTTAAATCCACGCATGAAGTAGGCCATAAATGACCTTTCCATGTACTGCTGGAATCCTTCTTTATTGTAGTCAATTACTTTATCTTCACTATAATTGTTTGAGTATTTATTACCACCATGCAAGTGGAATTTGTGAATCTTTTGCAATCCCGCAAGAATTGGGTTAGCACGCATGAAGTCAGTCTTTAAGTAATCTGGTAGCTTAATGTTGCCGCCTCTCACTCCAAACTCATGCGACTTGAGTTGGGTTATAACCTTAGTCGCAAACTCCGACATAACAATAGTATATCGCTTTCTGTCGTCAGCGCCTCTGAATGAGCCTGCGCGTCTTTTAGTATTTTCTGCTGATATTACAGACGCGAGTTTGTTAAGAATAGTTCCCTCTTCTTCAAATACCTCATCAATATAATCAGCATCTTCTTCATCCTTGCGACCAGCAATCATGTCGTTTTCATCAGCAGCCTTGTCGACGGCTTTAGCCTCTTGTGACTCCGCCCATTTAACCATGTTCGCAGAGCTAAACCAATTTAATTCTCTCACAACTGAGTCCCAAACAACTCTTGTAGTGTTCTTAAAGTCAGGCTTGCTTGTTATGCCGATACTCTTAAAGAATGCTTTGATAGTTTCTTTAAGCTGCTCATCGGTCATCGCATCAATGTCTGCGGACTTTAAATCAAAAGTTGTTGCCTGAGTTTTAATCCATGCCATAAACTCAGACTTAGTTTTAAACTTCTTAGCAATCTCGTCTTTGACATTATTAATAACCAACTGTTGCTTTTCAGTGCTCGCCCCGGATGAAACTGAGTATTCAATACCTTTAAAAGAATCTTTTCGTTTAACAACTATTAGGTTCGACTCTTTCATTGAGGAGAAAGTGTTTTGTATTTCAACCCAGGTATTTCTAAATATCTCCTTTTGCATTACCGCAGAGATTTCATAGTCTTTAAGGGTAAGCCCTTCTTTTGCTGCCTTAGCAATCATTTCTTGAACGAGCAATAAATGTTTGTTGTTTTTATCAAGCTTAAGGTCTTTTGCAGATATTAATATAACATCAGCATTGTTCTTTAAGTCCTGCAACAAAGCCTTGCTAATATCCTCACCCTTTTTATGAACTGCAAGATGAGCGACGTCACCCTTGCTGTCAAGGATTACTGCGATATTATCCTCAAGCCTACTGCCTTTCAGTTCAGGATTTGCATCATAATACCTTTTGCTATAAAAGTTTGACGATGCAATGTCATATATTTCTTTAAGGGCAAAATACATTGACACATCCTCCCTATTGCCATAATCTTTAATCAGTTCAGTATCAGTAATTTTATGGTCGCCTTTGAAAACGTCATTAATCATTCTGTTGCGCACTTGCAATAGGATTTCGTTTGAATCATTGTTCAATCCTTCAAACCACTTAAACACCATCCTAAACGCCAAACCACCATCAATAAATGTATTATATTGGAGATTTCTTGCAGTTGATAAAGCGTGTTTAACGCTTGCAAACATTTTAGTCTCCCTATCGTGCTTGTCAGAGTTGGCTTCAAACGGAGATAATGCTGTTACGCCAGAGTCGGCAGATGGGTCTTTAAACTCTTCTTCATCCTCGTAGTCGATTTCAGTGTCTTCAACTTTATCCCCAACCGTTAAAACACCAGCGGCCAGTTTATTGTCTGCACGGCCTGGTAAAATCTCATCAAGTATTTTTGAGAATCTTGGGAAGTCCTGGTTTTTAGCCTTATTGATTCGTGTAATAGTTTTGTCATACGCCTCTTTAGCCTCCTTGTATTCCTTAGACTCTTTATCAATAGCTTCGTCATCAAGTATCTTTTTGTAATCATTTAACTTCTCAGTGTCTTTTAAAACCTTGTCAGATAGTAATAACATCTCATAAGCCTTAGCTTCCTTCTCAGCTTGTTCATATTTTTCAACCTGCTCTTTAGTAAGCTCCTTGTCCATATACTTTTGAGCATTGGCGTTAAGAAACGCTTTGCGCTTATTGAGTCTATCTTGAGCCACTAAAATAACTGCTGCGTTCATTTCTTGCTGAGACATTGGGATTTTTGAAGGCCCGCGTCCATTAAACAAGAAATACTTGTAAGTCTCTGCAACAAACTCTTTAGCGTAGATATAGTTATCAACACTCTGAAAGTCTTTAATAATACCATAGTATCCTTTGGAGCCTCTAAACTGATCAAACTGAGTATTAAAGAATCCATAGTCAATCAAGTTGAAATAATGGTTTAACTCTGCCGGATTGCCAGTTAGGAAGTGCATCAAGTCTCTAAATATTCTCTTTAAGAATAACATGGCTTTGCGCATTGGTCCTGGTTTAATATCCTGGTTTTTATTATAGACCTGATAAGCCCTTGCTATGTGCTCTTCAAGTTCCATAGCCAAATAAGCATAACTCATATTGCTATATTTAGCTTGCTCATCTTTAGGAAGTGTTTTAAGGTAAGCCTCAACAACTATCTTTCTATCCGATGCGGTCATGAACTCACGCCACACTTTATGGAATGCTTCATGACGAACTATGTTCTCATAGAGGTTATCTGATTTAGCAATTTTTTCAACTTCAATTATACCGTCAACAAAACGCCCAAAAACATCTTTTCCTTGCCCTCTAACAGACTCTAAGAATCTAAATGTGTTAATGTCTGCGTTAGGAAATAAGCGCCTTAAATAAGCCAATGCTGTGTTTACATTAATAACCCTACCAAGTTGCTCTTGAGATGTACCCTCTTTGACTAAGAACGCGTCATCAAAATCATCTTTGGGCATACCAATATCGCTAAGGCTTCCACCAATATCAAGTAATCCGACACCAGCCTCAGTTTCCTCTTCAGGAACTACATCAATTTGTTCTTGTGGAGCTGCGGCGGCTTCAGCAGGAGCTTGCTCTGGCTTAGCGGAAGGCACATCTCTTTTGATAATTAAAGTACTTTCCTGGATGCCAGCAAAGTCTGATGAGAAGTTTTCCTGATATTCTCGCATAGCAGCAAGACCGTTTTTATTAGCATCACGGATTTCGTTGCTTACAATCTGACGACGAGTATTCCCTGAAAGTATTTCATCAAGATCATCCATTGCCCAGTTGGTGTCAGCCTCATTTTTAACGAGACTATCAATCAACTCTTCTTCGATAGACTCTTGTAATACTGACTGGATAGCAACCCTGTCTTCATCAGTATGGTCTTTGTTTGATGCGTAACCCTTGGCTTTATTGTATTCAGCAATAGCAGCATCTCTGATAGATATGTACTTCACGAGAGCCTCTTCATTAACTCCATGAGCCCTTGCATCAAGGTGCATATTTTCTACCACTGGATGATCAACGGTTGTCTTATCAATGCGTTTCTCCCATAGCAACGTTACAGCATCACTCTCATAGTGTGTTACAAGCACTCTTTTCTTAGGAGCGTACTTGCGCAGGTTTTTACCATTGATAGTTTTGTTGGAGCGCGCTACGTTGTTGAGGATAGCTTGTATTGGAGAATTTTGAGTTGTACGCCCCTGAACTATGAACGGCCTATCTTCTTCTCCTGGGTACGCCCTGGTAATAACATGTTTGCCATCAATTTTTTTGTTGTTAAATTCCGCATGCCATTTGTATATAATACCGTTCTCATCTTCATGCTCTATTGGACTAAACACCAACATTTGCTTGTATAAGTCACGGATTATCTTAAAGGCATTCTGTTCGCTTCCATTGCTTGATATTTTCTTTGATGAGCCTTTTGGAAACATTTGGCCTTCTTCAAACGCAGTCCATGATTTAAAAGCTATTTCGGCAAGCTTTTCTTTTGTTATGTGGACCCTATGAAGCTTTTCAAACTCTTTTGAAAATTTTTCAGCAGCGGCAAGCTTTTCTTTATTTGACTCACTTTCAGATGGGACGCCATCTTTGGTTAATTCGAGCTCTATTCCAAATATTTCAAGTACAGCTTCTCTTGATGGATTATTTTTGGCCAGCTCAGCAGCAAGTGGTCCTGAAATCATTTCTGCAAATTTGTTATTAACAACATCTGCAAACACTTCAAATGCACCACCTAATTTATACGGGTCTCCCTCTTTGATAGAATTTGTGATATTGATAATCTCAGTCTCCTCCTTAACAGAGAAGTATTGATTTAATACATTTTCAAGGGCGGCTCTGTTTTCAGTGATAAATCTATTGAACAAATCAATATCCCCACCAAAGAATGCTGACATTTTTTGTGCGTCAATGCTATTATTAAAAGCTCCTTCAAATGTGGTCGCAGATAATCCCTCTATGAGTTTAAATCGCTTATCACCATCAGGGGCTATCATCAGTTCTTTGTCAGAGCCTATTGCGTGCAACAAATCTCTGTACGAAAAAGAGCCTATTGATGTTGCAATTGAATTCTCTTCCAGCCACTTAATAATAGCTGCTGACCCTTCAGTGAATAATCTTAGTCTTTCAAAAGCAGATACTCCATTGATTGTCCATGAATTATCTTTAGTAAAAGGCTTTGGATTTAAGCGGACATGAATTGTTTTACCGTTTGGCAAGGTGAAGATCAAATACGGCACCCCCAAATCAAGTGGTAAATTGCTATAAGCGTTCTTAGGATTTGTTTTATCCATAGTGGAACGTGTCGGCAAAAAGTACTCAACATTAAGCTTGCCTGTCAAAACCTTAAATTTATCTGCAATATATCCAGCAGTATCGCTAATTATATTACCAGTAGCTTTGATATTTGGGTCGTACTTAACTTTAAATCCTCTTGCAGCGTCAACATTAACTTGAACTAAATTGCCATCCTCATCTTTGAACATTGCGTGCTCAACATCAGAGTACATATCATTATCATTGCTTCGGTCCACACCCTTCTTTGACTTAAACAATGGGTGGTCTTCAAGACCAAGGTCTTTGACCTCTTTTTTATTGAGCCATGCAACTTCAATGTATTTCTTTTCTCCAGCAACTTCAATTTCTTTTACAAGTATAGCAACCTCTTTAGGACCGCCCTTGATTTGGCCTGGGGTAATTTTAAGAACAAAAAGTTTATCTCCGTCTTTTAAATCGGCAGTTTTAAAGTTAGCTCCTCTTGGATTTTCTACCTTAACCTGACCTGGCTCCCACGTATCTTCGATTATATCACCAATCTTAGCATCATCAGGCTTGTCTTTAACACGCTCAGCTTCTTTTGCTGCAAGCTCAGCTTTTCCCTCTGGGGTTATTTCGCGGTCATCGGTATCATCAACTTCTTCTTCTACTGGAGATTCAGGCTGATGATTTACGGGATTTAGCTCAGGCTTATCGTTTTGTGTTGGCGGAGTGCTGACTTTTGGTGTCTTTTTAAGCGTTGGTTGTTTTGCTATAACAACATCACCCATCACAGCGAGTTCTTCTTCAACAACTTTATCATAAGCATCTTTGCTCTTGGATTTTTGCTCAACATTTCTATCGGCAACCTTCTCCATAGATATTGGGTCTACCTTCTGCTCAAAATTTCTATGATTATCGTTAATAGCCACATAATTAGTTGCGCGAGATAAAAGCATATACATTGATGAGTTGAACCTTTTCTGGTCAGTGCCTTTAACTTTAACATTGATAAACAAGTTGTCAATCGTTAAACCCTGCAACTCAAAGAAGTTTTTAAATACAACTCTTTTGCGAGCCTCGTCTGAAAGACGCTTGTAGATCTCTTCCTTGTTTTCAGGCAGATTATATGCCAGCGTGATAGTTTTCTTTTCGTTAGCTTTTAAGAATCCTTCGATGCGCTGAATAAATGAGTTGATATTATCGTAAGCATGAACGCCTTTAGCATCTTTAGCTTCGTACTCATCACTCTTTACATTTGATACCGCGCTGATGTTTTTAACTGGCTTTTTGCGGCCACTAAACTCATCCGCTGCTTCGTTGATTGCATCAATATCGCTTCGGTACTGAACCATTAATGTTGGGGCAAACTTAATATCAACTAAGTCTGTCGTTTGAACTTCATTAACCTTCCCCTCAAGCTCTGTAATACGCGAGGCGTTATCTCCTTCAACCTCAGTCACCTGGTTAGGGTCCCCAAATCCAATCAATTTAATTGGATTTAAGCCTTTTTCGATTCGCTTAGCATTAACGTTGCGTAACTTAACAGCCAGTTCTCCCAGTCTTACAATATTAAGAACACCGATTTCATCGACTGCTATGATTGATATATTGTCATTAAGATCTTCTTCCTTTAAATCTTCAACAGCTTTGCTTGTCGCGCCAATAGTCTTGCCGATAGAGTTTGATAAATTGTCTGCCACCTCTTTGGTTGCACCTAATACCATAATATTCTTATTGACATTGATACCAGCAGTCTTTGCAAGCAATTTAAACAGCATTTTAGCCACTATCATTGTCTTACCGGTACCAGCTATACCATTAGCAATTAACATGTCTGAGAAGCCGCTATTCTTAGTGTCGCTGAAATCACCAAGCCACTTATATATGCGCTTAATAGTTGAACGCTGTTGTTGTGATGGTCCAATAGTTGTTGAAGTCAACAAGTCTTTTTCAGCCTTTGCAAACTTACTCATATCAGACGTTGATGCCAGGTCGCTAAGGATTCGTGCGTTGTTACGCATCTGAATCATATCCTTCAAAAACTCTACCACATCAGTAACATCCTGGGCTGTTAATTTAACATTTTCAGCCATCAGTGTTTTGCCATTGTCAATAGTTATTTCCTCAAGCAACAAATCTAAATTGCCATGAATCATATATCTATCAATAATGTTCTTTTTATTAGTCGTGGACGTTAGGAAAATATATCCATCAGCGCCCTTTTTAAACATCTTCTTAGAACCAAGGAATACCGTCAAAATCTTTTGAGGGTTTTCAAGAATAGCTGCATACTTATCAAGTCTTCCATCAGCGACTTTGAGCCTAAATACGCTCTTAGATAATCTGTCTTTAACGACGGCATGCTCAGCCTTGATAGCCTCAGAAATCTGCGTACGTTGGTCCGCTGTCAGGTCGTGCATGAACTTGTCTATAAAGACATAATCACCCACCATCCCATCAGTCTCAAGGTTTGAGATTAGCTTATTTAAAACGTCAACACCAACAATAGCTTTAATTTTTTCAATCAAGGCCATGTTAGAAATCTTAACCTTATTGCCATCGAGCATAAGTCCAAATGCGCTCATCATTGATTGGCTCTCAATGTTTTTGAGTTTAGTGTCAAGTGCTTCCTTGTTACCCTTGTTGTTGAGCGCAGCACCTTTTAACTGTTCAAGTACAACCTTTTGTTCTTTAAGAGATTCAATAAATTTCGCCGAATCATCCTTAAACAAATCTTTATGGTCCTCGCTCTGCTCAAATACATCAATTCTATCTTGGGTGGCATTAATGCGTTCGTTAATAGCTTCAATGTTTGAATAACTATCAATATCTTCATTAATCTTCTCAATCATAGTATCTGTGTCGCGTTTAAACTTAGTTGCAAGTCTACGACGTATATTATTTGCAAAAGACATTTCTTTGTCTTCTGAGCCAATAAACTCAGTTCTTTCTTGAGATTTTTTGGCATAAGCATTACCAATTAACTCACTTGGCTTTGATGAGGTTGCCTCTGTAAAGATATTGTCTGGCGATTTGCTTAGTTCATCAAAAGCCGTTGTGTCAATAGAGAAATCATCTCTTATAACTATAGCATTATCTTTGGCCTCTTTTAAAGCCTGAGCCTTTGAATCTGCAATTGCTGACAGCCTATCAGCCTCTTCTTTTGTCAGGTAATGAAAGTTTTCGCTTTCAACAAATGATACAATCTCCGCTGCTGTAACATCTCCATTAACATCAGCCATAAGTCTTTCAACTTCATTGCGCGCTAATGCATCACGGCCCAAGTCATAGAAGTATTTATCACGTAACCCAAGTGTGCCACGGTTAACAACGTCTGTTGGGGCAAATCCTAAACGTAATCCATTAGTACCCCATGCACGTCTTGATTTCTTATCAGCATTGGTTTGAAAGCCATAGATTTCATAAAACTCTTCAAGCTGATATTTTAATACTTTTAACTTTGTTGGGTCTTGAGTTTCTTTAGGCTTGGCAGTCTCTTCTGCAATTTGATTTTGCAGTGCTAAATGATAGTTGGCATCATTAGTAAATTTTTGCACCAAGCCTTTAACCTTGTTCTTATCTGATAGAGCGTCAATAGCCTCTTGATATTCTTCTGCGAGAGCACCAAGAGCTTCTTTTTGTCTGTCTGAAATAGTCTCACCGTTTTCTATAAGGTCATTAACTTCAGCGAGCTTGTTCATCGCAAAGAACAGTGACCTGGTTAAAACATCTTTGTTATCAGCTGCATTTTTATCCTCAGAATCAATCACTCTATTAATAGTTTCTTCGGCATTCTTTAAGTTCTCTGACAATTTATCAACCTTGGCTATGAACCCATCAGCCATAGCGATTGTTTCGTTGTCAGCACCATCTACCTCTTTAAGAGCAGTGAGTTTGCCCTTGATTACTTCAATAGCTTCTTCCTGGCTTATATATTTACTGCCATTAACCGAACTTACTTCGCCCCAAAACAACTTAGTTATTTCGTCATTACGGCCAAGCTCGTGAGCTATCTCGTTGCCAAGAAGTAATGCTACCTGCTGCGATTCAATGGCGTCCTTTTTATCCTTGGCAAACGTAAATGCTTTGATAAAGTTTTCAGTTGAGATATTGCCATTTTCATCAGCCAGTGCCCGCCAATCGTCCACAGCGGTCTTAACTGATGCCCCGGCGATGTTTAATATATTTTGCCAGAGTTTTTCTTCTTTATCAAACTCTTTATTCTTTTGCTTCTGAGCGTACGCTCCTAACCCAAATGACGACAAGCCACCTGCGGCTGCACCAAGTATGATTGACTTAGCGCCTTCTTTGTCTTGAAATGTAGCGTTCTTAACCATGTTATCAAGAATACCAACAACATCGTTATCAATCCGTGGAGTCCCAAACGCTTTTTCTTGATAGTATGTTGATGCTGCGGTCTGAGCATTTTCCTCCCAAAATCCTTCTCGACCAATTGCATAGCCAGCCTGTTTAAATCCTTCTTTAAGAGCGGTGGTGCGGATAGCTTTATTAGCCGCCTGTCTTGCTTCTGCGCGGATAGACTTTGATGCATTGCCAAAAGCCTTGGTAAATAATTTAGACTGTAGATAATCCGGCAGAATCAGGACCATATTGTTCGCCCTAAATACATTAAGACCTAACTGTCCCTTAGCCTCAAGATACTCTTCATCAAGCTGGTTAAGCAAGTTGTCCTTGGCCTCTTGCAGTTCACGCATCTTCATAGCCTTGGGCCCTTCTTCAGGGTTAATTAAGCCAGCTATTTCAGAGTCGTCCCGCATCATTGATACCTGCTCTTCAAGCTGCATTATCCGTTTAGCCTCAGGGCTTTCTTGCAACCTCTTGGCTATGAAGGTATCCTTATCAAAATTTTTTGTAGCTTCATATGCTTCAAGAGCTGACTCGTTAATTACGTTGGTGGCAGTAGTTAATATATTTGTAAGCTTATCAACCCCCGACGCCACTAATTGCTCTTTAGACATAGCATTCATAGCTTGGGCAGCCTTGCCATATTTAGCAAACTTAGCTGTCTGGGCAAAAAAGTTTGCGCCCTTAGCCGTCTTAGACATTGCATCTAATGCTTTGGCCCATCCAGCCCCGGGGACAAATGCTGATGCTGTAAATGCCAAGCCATCAAACCCATCTTCGGCCCAAAACTTAGCTGATGAAAGATTATCCATCAATGAGTCTGAGTAATATCCATATTTGCTTCCAAACACCGGCATTAGCTCTTTAAGACTTTCATCCCAATGGTTCATACCGCGTACCCAGAAATTATCAAGACCTTGGTTTAATGAACGACCTAAGTCAGCTTCTTCATTTGGATTAATTGCATCAAACATGTAATCCATCATTCCATAGCCAAGTCCACCGATTGAGCCAATAGTGTTAAGCGTTTTTGGGAGTATTGAAATTGCCCGTGAAACAAAACCATTAGCAACAGCCTCTACTGTCGACTGATTGCGATACATCACTTCATTAATATCATCCAAATCTTCAGGAGTGATATTCTCGCGTGATAAGTATTTATCAGCCATGTCAATGCCCTGCATATATTGACCAACTGCTTCTTGACGAGTAGGGTCTGCTTGCCATAAGTTTACCGGAGCCAAGGATTCGCGTGACACAGTGCCGATACCAGGGACATTAAAGTCCCCGGTTTGTTTAACGGCAATGCTTGGGTTATATGATTTTAAAGGATCATCACTCACAAATTCAAGTCCTAATGCTTTATCTTCAATTGTTTTAGCCATAAAATTTTATTTAATTAATCACTCTTTCTGTTTGAATGATAGTATGTATGCCCTTGTGTGCCAGGCCTGTCAAGGCCGGTTGTATAAGAGTTTAATTCATTGATGTATGCGTCACTATCCACCGACTCAAGAACTGCTTGCTTGCCGTTGTGTATAGCAACTTTATTAACAGTGCCTGATGCTGGGTCATAATAAATATCGTAAGGTATCGTCTTTCGTTGGCCACCGTCATTAACAACGGCGCTTAATTGGCCTTTATTAATTTTGACAGGGGCTGTAGCGCCAGAAAATTTTGCATTTCTAACAGCCTCAACTTGTTGTACCCTGGCGGTTTGTTCAGCGTCAGTAGCAACACCAATGGTATAATATCGGTCTGAATCACTTGCTGGGGATAGTACGCCATTCTTTGACTCAGACATTTTGTTTGGTACCTGATACACCCACATTCCAGAGGTGGCATCAAATGACGGTTTGATGTTATTGTCTTTGATATAACGCTGAACTTTATCTGCCGTTATATCAGTGTTCTTTAGTGTAGCATTTAAGCTTTGTCCACCAGCAATTGACTGATTGTATTCATCATACAAGACAAATGATTTATTCCCAGTCATTTCAAGGAACGCATCATTATAGATGTTCTCAGCCATATTCTTATCTTTTACGGCATAGTAGGTGTGATTAAGAGCTTTGTATGATTCTGCTCTTAGCTGTTCATTCTGCCTCAAAGATTCATAAACCTGCTTGTCCGACAAGTTTTTGTTTTTAGGATTTTGAGATATAAGTATCTGTCTTGCAGAGTTTACAATAGCATTCATGCTTTCAGATTTTACCACGCCTTTGGATTTGGGAGAGACCCCAAGCCCAGACATTCCTCTTGGTATGGATCCAGCCTTAATAACCTCTTCTCCGAGCAGCTTGCCTGAAGGGTCAAATAAAAATTTTTTAGTTAACAAATCACTTGATAATCTCTTACCCTCGTCAACAGTATTTTGTGTTGGCTGCTGTGCAAATGCTACCGAATACTTAGCCTTCATAGCTTCTGCCTCGGCCTCCTTCTGTGCCTTTATTTGAGCCATCTGTCTTGCATGAGCATCATCAGCAAGCTGCTTGTTCATGCCGTAGCTATCTGTAATAACACTATACTTAGGCCCTCCGATAGCGGCTATGAGGCCTGCGCCAGCAGCTTTATAAATGTCTTCAACAACATCAGCTCTTCCGGCAAACATTTCATCAACATTATATTTTCCAACAGTGTCTTTAACTATTGTGTTCAAAGCGCCAATCAATGCATTTGCTGGTTGCTCCCCAACTTCTAAAGCTAATGCCTTTTGTATGTCTTCAAGACTGGCCCCCTGCATTGTTTTCATTAATCTTTGGAATGGCAATATTGCTTTGCCAATTTCAGGTTGTTTGTCAGCATAGTCTTTGAGTAACACCGCTTTGCTTGCAACTTCTTTCTCAATAGCGCTTTTACTAACTCCTTGAAATTTAAAAGCATTTGGGTCTTTAAGCCCCCTGTCGAGCGATACTGATGACGGGTCAAATGTTTCTTGGTATGATGGGTCAGCAAGTTTGCGCTCCCAAAGCATCTCTGCTGCGCGCTTACGCTCAGCTAATTGCTTTTCATAGGGCATTACCTGCGTGGAATACATAGTCTTTAGTTTGCTTAAATTTTGCCTGCGCCCTGAATCTATAAATCCTTTTGATGACAAATCATTGGCAGCCTTTTCGAGCTCTTGCTGATATGTCTGATGCGCTGTTAACGCAGCAGCGTCTTGCTCAGGGTTTAGTCCTGATAACCCTTGTGCCGATAATATAGCGGCTTGGTCATACTCCTCCTGGAGTCTATCGTGTTGTTCTCGCAGCATCATTGATGGCTTCCAAATCTCCTCCATTGATAGAGGGTTGAACTGCGATACATTCATTGTGTCAAATCTACTTACTGCCATAATTATCTATATTTAACTTTACCAGTACCAAATGGGTCCGTGTCATATCCTGTCATTGCTTGCCCTGTTTTAGAGGCGTACATCATGCGGCCTATTTGTCCCAAGTCATTACCCATTGTTGCTGCAAATCCCCGCAATGCGTTATTGCGCGCAGCCCTATTTTGCATGTTGGCAATTACTTCTGCCATTCGTATTTGTGCGTTTTGCGATGCTGCTGCATTTTTTGAAGCAACATTTTGCCCTTGTATTCTTATATTGCCAGACTCAACTGCTGCACGACGCGCTTCACGAGCTGCTTCTGCCTGAAAGTATGCTTGTGATAAGGCGTCAGAGGTTGCTCTGTTAGAAGCTAAAATACCTCTCATTGCAGACCCGCCTGTTGGTGCAGACTCCTGAATAGACCGTCTAACACCAGCACCTTGTGATTGAATTTGATTTGATAGATACTCGGTTGATAGTGGTCTGTAAGACATACGGCTTGTGATTAACTCAGGAGCAACACGCCCATACTTCTCAACAGCAGGCTTTTCAAATGCTGTGCTAATACCCTGCATTGCGTTGGCAAAGATGGGAGCGAACATGGCGTAGTTTAATTGGCCATTATTATCACCGCCCCTTTCAACTTTAATTGGCTGCAATTCTTCTTCGTCTGGCAAGTATTCTGTCCTATCCATAATTTCGCTATCAGACAGGGGTTTTGGGGTAAACTCTTCAACACCATAATCACTTTCGGCATGATAGATTGGTATTTCTGGGGTAATTGTAATTTCGTTTAAATTAATTTCTTTGGCTATTTCATCGTCATCTCCAGCAGAGGTTTTAGGCAGATCTAATTGACCCCTTGTAGCATACATATTACCACCGTATGCAAATATCCCTGAATTTTTTAGCGCATCAAGTTCATTGTACAGTGCGCCACCTAATTGATGTTTCACTTCGTGACTTTTACCTTTAATTGATACTGATTGATGCCCGGGCGTGCTTTCAGCTTTGCCAGTGGCGTGCACATAGCCAAGCCATTTCTTATAAGCAGCATTAGACTTGAAATTGAGAGAGCCACCCTTGGCAAATATTTCTTCGCTAAAGCCAAGATTATCTATGGCTTCATTGACACCGGCGTCCTGCTCTATGGTGGCTTTTAAATCATCTTGCGCCTGCGCCAATTTAGACATATTAGCTTCAAGCGTCTTTAAACTGATTGGATCGTTAGGGCGTTCTTTTACTTGCTCATTAAGTATTTTAGTAGCTTCCGCAAAAGTCTTTCCTTTAACTTTAGTAGGCAAATTATAAGCCTTAACAATAGAATCATCTATGCTTAATCTGTTAGAGTATATATAATCATTATATTTAGTCTCCCCTTCTTCAACGAAGTTTGGTTGACCATTAGACCCCATGCCTTGCATAATGCCGTTGTTTGGATTCTGCTCGTGAGTTCCTCCGGCATTAAACTCTGTCAGAGGTGAGTTAAATTGTCCACCATAAGCAAATTGATTAGCCATGCCAGTGCGTAAGTCTTGCTCGTTAAACTGTCGTTGCTTTGTCATGCGTAATGAACGCTCGCTATTCATAGTGTCATTCCACGCCTTCTTCTTTGCGTCGTTGCCAAGTACGCCGGTGATGATTGGGGCTAAGCCCGCAATAGCACCAAGGGGCCCAAATGTAGCCATGCCTGAAATAGCGGATGATGCAGCATCAGTAGCGATAGTGCCAAATGATGCCTGATCTTGTTGGATGTCAATTGCTTGACCGATATTACCCCTGGTAATATCTTCGTATTCTGACCCTTGTTGGGTAATGCCAGAGGTATCCATATATTTGGACGCCTGACCAGCCATTCCGGTAAGCATTTGTAACCCACCTGCGACTTGGCCAATCGTTCCCAGTGACTTATTTGCTTGCCCAAATGATTTTGGAAATATATTTTTCATTGCAATGTTTTTAAATATAGGCAAATATACAATATTTTTTTGATTTATCCAAATTAATAACTAAAAAAAATAGGATATGTATAACAAAAATATACATACCCTATTCTTAGATTTTAAATGAAGTAATACAAAGTTAAATCTTGCATGCTAAATAGCTCGTTTATGTTGCTCTCAGGAGGCCTCCAACTTAATTTTAAATTAGCCCATGTTGATCGTATTCTGTCAAGAGACTTTGGATTATAAAAATTATCTCTCGGCAGTATAGTCCTATACACATTAAACTTCTTAATGGTGGACTTATTGTATTTGGTTGAGTCCAGCTCTCCATGCTGATAGTGATTTGATATATCAAGGTAATTCCAATTGATATTGTCATTGTCAAGCCTATAATCAATGTTGTTAAATACCTTATCAAACAACGGGTCTGGGTTGGTCACATACTCAATACTAAAGCCATTTATAGTCCCGTAGAACGAGTTATAGTCCCCATCAAATGCAGACCATAATGAACTGCCTTTGGTTGATAAGAAGCGTTCCCATGCGTTAATCATCGGCAGATTAGTCTTATACTCATAGAATGATGTAAAGCCTCCCAGAAGCTCAGAATAGGCCAATGACGACGTTTTATTGTGTATGTGGATGTCACTATTAGCTTTGTCGTAAGAAAGCCTTAGAGGGGCGTTTCTGTCGGTATTCTCAGTAAACCAACTCTTAAATCCATTAAGGGTTGATACCGGGGTTATCCCATTCCCAATATTAGCCAAAAGCTTGTTTTCATAGTCCACAAAGTACAGTCCGCTTTTTGACGAAACAACTGACCACTTGCTTGTAGTGCCATATTGATTGGTCAGATAGTTATATTCAGGTGTTAAATACCCAGTGCCTAATGATATGCTTCCAAGCTGGTCTGATAGCTGTGAGCGCTCTTTAAATAGTATTGAGGCTATTGCCTTATCCTGAAACGCGTACAAATTGTTTTGCACGAGATTAATTGAATTTACTGGTCCATAAGTACCATCTAAATCCATAGTGTTTATGAGATTAATCTTTGTCCAGCTATCGGTCGTTTCATTATTGCGTTTAGTGCCTGTCCATGTTATAGTGCTTTTAAATGAGTTGGCCTTGGTGCGGTCAGGGTCAACAATTCCATAAGTAAAGTAATTGTCTTTCTGCGTGTAGGCCTTGTTCATTAAGCCATAATTTGTTGGCTGCATGACTGACACATCAGTCCTATATCTATTAGCATCATATCGTCCATCAAGATTAATAAATGATTCACATATAAAAGACATGGTTGATGCGACATTGTTAACTGCTTCAAGATTATCAACATATGATTTTAAGAAATCAAACCGTGTGATATAGGTGTCGCCTTCAGAGAAGTACAAATACTCGTCATCAATTGATACTGCTGGGCCACATGGGATCCACTGGTTATTAAGCAATGCACTCTTAGACTTTCCGCCATATTGCGAACCCTCTGCTACCGGCTTAATCACATCAAAGATTGGAAATGAATTATAATTTATCGGATGAAATGGATTCAAATCACCAATTTGTATTTGATTCTTAAAGACACTATAAGGGTGAATTTCTGTGATAAACTTATCTGCCGCCCCACTTCTACTTCCACGATACCATAAAGCAGTGCCAACCGGTACTGTTGTTAGCGAAGTAGAATTAGGTGAAAACGTTGGCAGGCAGTGCGTAAGCGAATTGTTCTCTTTAAACGAAAACAATGCGTGTGGAGATGATGAATACTCCATAGTAAATCCTTCAAGATTCCAGTCTATTGCACTATTGTCTTCTCTCAGGTCACTCGCAGGCACCCCCGTGACATATGTGTACAAAAACTTTGAGTCCTTATCAGACGCTCTACAAGCAATATACCCTAAAGGAGAAAAATCTTTGCTAACCCTTTTTGAATACAATATATTTCCAGCATTTAATTCATTGTCATACTCATTACTTTTGTAGTAAGATGTTGAGTCATCGTAAAATATTTTTGGATTATTGATGCTATATATTGCGTTTTTATCGTCATTTAAGATAAAATTATATCCGCAATAAACATTCATAACCTTTTTAATTGATGAAAAGTCTATTTCTATCTCTGGAAACGCTTCATGTCCTGGGATTAGCTTTAAATTTTGCAGATGCATTTTACCAGGAGTCCATATTGGTACAACTATGTGATTAACAAATTCATCAATGGATTCTTCTCCGCACTTGTAGTTTAAAAGAATAGCCCTATAATTTCTATCAGGAATAGACGTGTCACTGACTAGTGGAAATTTATAATTATAATTAGCAACTGATATTATCCTATCATATGACCCGAATTCTGTTCTATTGGCGAAAGTCCCATCAATAGAGAATGAATCATTTCCGCCAGTTATTATGGAAAATCCATATAATCCTAATTGGCTGACAGAGTTCATGTATGGGTTAATGTTGTCATAATCATACATAAACTCAGGACTCCAAATGTTTACAGTGTTATTATCTATAAAGAAATAATCTCTGTCTTGTGGAGTATCACTCTTCTGGAATTTTGACCTAAACCCGGCACCACTTATATACCTAAATGTGCTATTTATATTTAAATAGTCAGGCTCACCATATTCGCCGCTTACTGGATTTTCAGAGCAGGTCCCCATATTCTCAATAAACTTATACTTTTGACTGCTTGGCATTGAAGTTCCACTTAACCCGTGAACATTGTTAAGTTTTAGCAGGTCAAAATGAAAATACGTTCCGTCATTAAATTGGGTATTGGGAGATGTTCGTCCATTGCTCCTTACCAAGTAGTCTGGCATAGAAAATACTTGGGAGTTTTTATTGGTGCCAACCCTATGACTCATAACTCCAAGAGTATTTGTACCAATGCCTTGAGCTATAATGTGTCTGTCAGAGTATGACAATGGAACCATCAATGGCCTGACCCTTACAAACCCGTTATCTTGAAACCATTTTTTATATTGTGTTAGCAAAAATCTGCCGATTACCTTCTGTATTTTTATGGCAGAATAATTCTCTATAAACTCTTGAGAATACCTTTTGTCGACAGTAAAATCTTTGCCAATCCAAATTGGGGCAGACCATGAGCCATCTTTATATTGCCCTTGCAGCCCAAGTCTATAAGTCTCTCCATATTTAAAATGCCTGGCTATTTTTGAAATTTGAGGGCCTGACGGTGTTTGTATGCTGCGAGTATTTAACGCCGGCCTGTATGGGTATGAAGTGCTTGTTAGGGAAGATTCGATAATCTCACCCTTTGAATCCAATTCCCAGTTAAAAATTGGGGTTAGAGGGTCTAAATCCTCAAGATTGTATATACCAAGAGTTGAATTTTCTTCAATCTTGATATTACCAAAAAATAGCGTATTGTATTTTTGCTCCATACACTGCGGGACTATTCTGTCAGAGTATAATGTTAGCAGCATGTCGGCATCAAGCGTATCGCCAACAATATTTTTATCAATGTAAGTAACCTGGCTAATGCCTTTTGAGCTTAAGTCTGCTATACGCTTAACTACCGGCACTCCATCCAGCGACTCCCTAAACACTGAGTATAGTCTTACAAAGTCAAATTTTGAATCTACACTGTCAATATTTATTCTGAAAGAGTTTGGGATTATTTCGTCAGGCTGGCCGCCCCTATCTATCGGAGAAACTGATTGCGGCTCGCTCAAAAACACCAACCCAGTTTCAGACCCATTAGTGTTAAAATATGAAAATCCGTACTGAACAGTTCCTGACTTAAACAAGCCATCACCATATTCTTTTGTAATAGTAACTACTTCGTTTAGATTTAAGTCACTATAGAAGTTAAATGAATCTACATTGTAAGATTGGTTCTCTGCCATTACATTAATAAAGCGCGGCTCGTTTAATCCGTCAATCCAATAAACTTTTTGAATGACTTCGCTCTCATAGAATGGTATTGCTTGTATTTGATGGTCTGGGCTAAAATTAAGGCTGCCTGCTTCAAACAGCGTTTTAACATTTGCTTGCCCATCGTCATAGTCATACAGCAAATATATCCTATCTATCGTCTCTGAGTACGTAAAGACAACCAGCTTGTTATCAATCTCACAGTAACCAATAATTTCTCCCGCGAGACTTGTAATAGACCCTTCGGTATCATACAAGGTAATTTCTCGATTACCCTTCTCATTTGATACCCTAAGCATTGAATTACTGTCGGTGGTGGTAATCCTTATATTGTAGTTTTCGTATGAGAAATCAGGGTTAAAGGCTGAATAGGATAAGTCCCTATTCATGCCTTTAATCTTATAAGTTTGGCTTTTATTTTGCATAATTATTGACTTGAAAGATTTTTATATCTCTGGCCAAACTCGTTTCGGCGATGATGAATGTTTTTAAACATCGCAGAAATAGATTCCATCTTGGCTGGAGTTAATCGTTTTGCATGCGTTTCATAACGTCCCACATTCCATGCGTATTGTTGCTTGGCCTCATCATAGATTGTGCCGGCAATCTTACCTGCGCGATATAATATCTTAAGGAATTGTAGCTCTATATAGCTCTGTAAGGCCAGCATAAACACCGCATCGTCAGGCACCATAGGATAGCCATCCTCATCGACTTTAATTGACTTATATTGCAATATTAGTTTGCCGGTTTCGTAGGATGTGTAAATGTATCCGCCGCCTATTTTATAAGTAATAGACTGCTCTCTATCGTAAAACTCATCCTTGGCAATATCCATTAATGCCTTGCGATGAATTGCTGAAATATCAGTAGATTCTTTGGCGGGCTTATTGTCCATATGCACAAAAATCTCCTCAACAAAATCTGCTGGGAGAGGTGCTCTGTAATCCACTATATCAAGTTCTGCCGTGATCTTATCATCAAATAACTCTGGCGTACCAACTATACTTATAAAGTCAAGAAAGTAGTCTATAATGGCCTCAAAATTGATACCTATAAACGTCTCATCCCTAAGGAGTCGATTCTCAATAACCTTCAAACTTGTCCACTTTACCACGCTCATACGTATCGTAATTTTTATCGTTAATAATTTTATTTTTTAATGCTTGTCTAAAATATCTGCAAGGCCTAAATCTTATATATCTCATGTTGGTGAACCCAACATTTTTACGATGACTTGTGATTCTAAACACAAAATCTTCATCATACCTTACAAATATTTTCTTAAGCCTGGCCTCTTCGTCCTCGTGCCATAGCTTTAGCGTCTCGCGCATATTAACAGGCTTTGTTGCTTGCAACCTACCATCATCATCAATCCATACTTTAGTGGATTGCTTTTCAATAGATAGGGTTCCAAAGCCCGCTGGAAGCGTTATGGTTTTGCCATTGATAACTTCGTTCATTACCGCAAGGTTCACTTCGCTAATTATCTTATTAAACATAATCTTGCTAACTTTATTTTTGCTGTCAGATGGTATTTTCTCATTATAGTATTTATAGCCATCTTTAAGATTATGGGTTATATCTGGTCGATTACCACGGCCGCGAGGACCAACGGCCTTTCTTATCTCGGTGCTAAATTGTTCAAAGTCGCTCATTAATTATTGCTTTGATATATCGTCATTTGCATTGTTAACCTCGTCCCTTGGTATTGCCATTGCTTTGGATAGCTCGTCAAGACATAAACTAACGATAACCTGGCTCAATGATTCATCACATGGGAACTCAACGTCTAAAAACGAATCAACTGTCAACTTGTTAAATTCAATTATATCTAATGGATTATCAAGGATGGTGTCGTAATATAAAATTTGGTTTTTAAAAACTTCTGATACGAGTATTTTTTCTGCAGCATCTTCTTCTACAATTATATCACCGTTGTTATCCATAAATGCTGGAATGACAGCGCCGGCAGGAGAATAAATATACATATATCCATCATTTGCTATCGCTCCGCACGTTTCTTTTAATGGCCATCTGCTATATGATATAACTCTAAATTGCTGACTATTAATTAAATTTACATTTAGTTGATACCCATTATCCATAAATAGGAATGTATGCAAATTAAGCATTGAGTTCCCAGTTATAGCTGGCAATTTTTTGGTTGATTTAAATATCCTGCCACGATAAAAATTTATGTCAAATGACAGTTTTAGTCGCTGATAGAATGCCGATGGCATAGGAACTTTTTTGTCCAAGTATCTCTGCTTTATGAGCATAGCCCTGTATTTATTTAACAGGGCTACTATATGCTCATACTCCCACACAGAGTCGTCGGACATAATCTTTAACTCATCTAATACGATGAAAATCATGTCTCGGTATGTCTTCATTACCTAATATTGTTAATTAATTTTACGTCAGTTTTTTCAGCCTTTCTAAGCCTTGATATGGAGCCACAGTCATCACACCTGAATAACTTATACTTATAAGTCCATGTGGTGTAATATCCATCCTGATAGATATGCTTGCCACCGCATGTTGGGCACACATACTCTCCATCAGCAATAGAATTGAATAAGGTAAAGTTTGGAAAGTTTTTAATCCAGGGCTTAAGTCTTAAGAAAGCCTTTTCTAATTGGTAAACATCCATTTCATTATATTGCCTCATATATTGCAGTGATTCCAAATCTCCATTCATGCAGCCTTTCCATAATGAAAAATCGGTGTCAAGTTTACGCTCAAGTCCAAACTCTTTAAGAATATGGTCCAGCTTATTGGATGAAAATGAGAATCCGTCCTTAACCACTTTAAGAGTGTCAATTACCCTGAACGGCCTTGTAGGCTTAAACCCATGCAGTAAGAATCTTGTGTTAATCTTCTTATTGTCAAATTGCAGCCCGTTGTGAGCAATAACAGTATCCGCTTTGTTAAGTAATAACCACAAGGTTTTCATTATACGAGAGTCGTCTTGATTTAAAGCCTCTTCAGGAGTTAATACCTCTGAATACATTACATCGTCATTAGCCCATTTGGCTGCGTACGACAGGCAGAACCACTCACTGATTGACTGGCTAAGACCAATATTTTGCTTCCATCTGCCCCACACATAAGCGGTCATTGGCGCCGTCTCTATGTCTATAAATAGCACTTTTTGATGGTCAACAATCTTGCTCTTCCTGCCCCTCGCAGCATCTTTGGCTTCACGAATAATATCTTCACTAACGCCAAACCATCGTGATAATTTGCCAGCGCCCATTTCAATCAAATAAGGCTTTGATTTAAACCTCTCTATAATCTCCTCTTTAGTCATATTATATATTTTTAATAAAATAAACCCATGCAAATATAATAAAAAATTTTCATATCTGCAAGGGCTTATGTTTATTTTATTAAATTAATAGAATTTTATATCCAGCAAAGTGTCAACTAAAATTCCATCGGCAGGGGCACCAACGGAAATTTCTCCAGTAGTGGTGCTCGCAACTACAAGGTTTGTTTGGAATTCGATATATCCAGGAGCAAAGTCAGTAATTCTTATCGTTCCGGCAGAGCCTGAATCCATTATAATATTGCCTTGGTTCATTAGCCTTGGAAACTTACCTGCTGGAATAAATTGAGGATAATCTCCAGGGGCGAGACCTTGAATCTGTAGTGTGTAAGTTCCAACCCCAGTCCTGACAAAGTAAAGGGTGTCAGAATTTGTTCTTACTGTATCTCTTATGACGTTTGCCCCACCATCAGAAGTCCCTGATTGGGTGACAATAAGAGTAAGGCTTCCAGTCCAATCGCTAAGCTCTCTTAAATTCCTTGACGGAACAGTGAATTCACCATTGAATGCATTTGGGTCTTGAACAACTATATCGGAAGTTGATTGCATTTCTATGTCTGCCGAACTTTGAATAGATAAGTTATCCGATATATTTATAGACGGAGTTGCCATTGAAGCTGCCGACAGGGCCCCATAAACAGTTAAAGATCCAGTGATTACGTTATCACCAACTGTAGATAATTTCCCATTTAACTGCGCTTGAATATCGCTGGTCACATCTTTAAGCATAAAGAGTTTAGACATTTTCATTGAGGTTGCATCACTAAACTCAACGTCCTGGTCTTTATTCAGTAAAAAGCTACCGTCAACCCTTACGTCATTCTGGAACCAGCTGGCATTAAGTGCAGTTATAGCCCCACCAAAATATTGGTTTCCGGTAAAAGAGTTGCCGCCATCAAGCAGTGCGCGCCCATTCAACTGACTTAGGTTGACTGCCTGACTTGGAAGAGTAGCTGTTGGTACGGTGATTGAACTGTTGGCGGCAATAGTATCAAAAGATGCTGACGGCCCGGACACAAGGCCAGTAAACAACTGCCCAGAAACGTTTGCTTTTAAAGATAGAGCACTGGTCAGCTGAGACGAAGATACTTTATCTGTCAAAGAAGCGTTTATGTCCGACGTAACGTTGTTTAAATACTGAAGCTTTGCATACGGAGTATTTACGCTATTGCATATAAAATTTCCAGCGATAGTGGAAAGTGATATATTACCACTAAAAGTTGGGGATGCAATTGGGGCCTTTGCATTTATTTGCGACTGAACGTTTGACGCTATTCCGTCAAAATATTTAAAATTATCAGTCAAAAAAGCAAATGAACTAACTCCATTTTCATCAATAACGGATATGTACTTATCTTTTCTTATAGCAAAATCATTATTTGTCTGGATAGTCCCGCTTGCATAAATAGTGCCAGAAATATTTTGATTACCAGTAAACACATTGTTGCCGACAAGACTTGCTTTTGAGTCTTCAAGGATTTTCCCCTGCTTGGCAGTTAAAGCCATAAATGCCGATGTAGAATCAAGCCCGTCGTAAAATGCCACATTTATTGGCAGCTTTGAGTTTGATAGGGTAGACCCGTTTAATGTTACAAGGTGCAGTGTTTCATCAAGCTCTTGAGTTGTCAACGAAGGGTATTCACTAAGTTTTTTGTATTCGTCCATTATTAAAAGTTATCTGATAAATAAATCCATTTATTTAAGTCAATTGTCAGCTCATCAAGCTGAGCAGCAATGCCGTTGTGCATTGGTTCAGTGGCCATCATCTTGGTGGCCTCAACCTTCATCACAAGGGCTTTAAGAATATCTTTAAGATTCTTGGTGGCAGGAATCATTGGCTTTAAAATATCAAAGCCAGGACGCTCGTCCGACATAACACCCATTAATAGTTCCAGCAAAGTATCCATGTGCTCTGCCAACTCTGGCATAATATCGCTTGAGAGGTTGTGTGTTGCTTGATTGTGAGTGTTCCAATGAATCTCTTTAATCCGCAGGCATGAGCCTTCAATGCAATTTACCAGGTTTAAAATCATTTCTTTACATTTCATATTTTTATAATAAAAAAGGGCACGCAGGGAAACCCCTACATGCCCCTATTGGTTATGACATTAATTTAATAATTAAGATACTGTTGCGATTGTAGTCTCTCCAGTCGCAGTATTAATTGCTCCGATGATAGCATTAACAACGGTGTAGTCGGTTTCCAGCGGCTCACCAGATTGTGTCTCAATAGCCATAATAGTCAATTGCTTTTCAGCCTGGTCGTAACCATGACTTTCTTCGGTAGTGAAGTAAGCAATGTCAATTGCGGTGTAGCCGTAAGCATTGAGATTGGTCAAATACTTAGTGTCCCAGGTGTAAGGGAATCCAACTTGACGATAAATATCGCCACGTTCACCAAGGTAGAAATACTCCATATCAGCAGTTAGCTTGGGAGTCCCAACGCCCATGTAAGGCTTAGCGTTAGATGCAACAGTTCCCCATGAAGTAGTTGTTGCGCCATTGCTTGTGATTTCAACAAACTGAATTGTGTAATCCAGGTTGCGGCCTTGCTGCTTACCAAGAACCCAGGGTTGTTCGTTTTCTTTAACAACCAATTTGGCTGATGTGCCAGAGCCAGACTTTGTGAAGGTAAACATTGGGAATGCCTCACGAGCCATGCTTTTAGCAGCATTTGCAATCAGGGCATCAACAAGAGTTTCCTGGGTATCACCAGTTTTAGCTTTGTATGAACCAATATGTTTGAAATACTGGTCTTCTGCAGAACCACTACCCCACTGACGAATCAAGAAGCGCAGGATATAAGTCTCACCGGGTACAAGCGCAGAAAAAGTGATTGTGTCTTGACGAAGTACTTTTGGTGACGATTTAGTGGCAGTAGCCTTGCGAATGTTTTTTACTGGAATTGCATCAGTCTTATACTCTTTACCTTCGGTGTTAATGTAGGTCAGGAATAGATTGCCATCAACAACATCAGCAGTTTTGAAGTAACCAACGTTAGCTGAAGTAGCGTTAGCATCGAAACCGTTGGCGACATATAAGTGCCGAACGGAGTTTGAAGAAAATGTAGCCATTTGTTTAAAACGGTTAAGTTAATAAATTGTGATTATTTTGATCTTGAATTAATCTGAACTTGATTTTGCAAAGAATTTTCTTTAATATCCCTTGTAGCCAACTCAACTGCCCTGTTAATTACTTTTTCAGACATGAATGAATTACCAACTATTTGTGATGGGATAACGCTATTTTCTAAGTCAAATATTTCTGGCGATGTAAGGTAGGTGACATTATAGGTTATGATATAATCAGTGCTATCCTCTCGCTTAAAGAATATCTTTACATTTGCATCAGTATTAATATCCTTCTTCACATCCAGCCTAAGAGCTTTTTCCGTGGTTGGCCATCTATAAGGATTGTCAACCATTTTATTGAATGTGTCGTATTGCGTTGGCTTTACCTTAATCCAATCTCTTTTGACAGTCTTTATATACTCACGGATAATACGCCAGTAATTTTTTGTAAACTTAAACGATTGGTAATGTAATTTGTAGAATTTCACAACATCCGATATGTCGCCAGAAATCTCATCTTCATAGATGTAGGGCGAAAGTATCGAGCGGTTCTTTTCAAACATGTCGACAGTTGCAGAGTATTCATCAAGAATCTCAATGTGCGCCATTGTTAAGTACATAGAGATTTCTGAATCTTCCAATCCTGGCGCTGAATTGCTAAAGTTGTATTGCAGATTGAATCTATCACGGACCCAATCTGCATTAATGGTTAAATCTGCCATTTATTGTTAGTCTTTAAGAGCTTTTACTTTAGCCTCAAGAGTTAGCTTCACCTCTTGACGCTTAGGACTGTTAAGATATTTAGCCGCAACAGACAGTGTAGATTCTTCACCCATTTCACATAATGGCTCACTATTGCTTGACAGATAGTACAAATCGTTACGCTTACGTACAACGCCATATTCCAGGCATTCTGCCAACAGAACTTTAGTCTGCAAGTATGGATCTTTTACAATAGATACAAATAGTTTTGGGTTAGCCTGCATTGCCTTATAGGCCTGGGCTTGGATAAAATCAAGTTTAGACTGCTTAGATATTGGCCGATTCTCAACAGTCTCAACAACCAGTTTAAGAACTGATTTGTTATTAAGGATTGTGCCGAGTAATACTGATGCCTCCATAGCGACAGTCATGTTTTCATTGGTTTGGCGAACTTCATCACCCTCATTAATTAAAACAAACTGATAAGTTTCTTTACGACGGTCATTAAGTTCTTCAAGGCTTGGACAGATGTAGTCTTTGTTTGCCAGTAAAACCTTATACTTAATATAGTCTTCTGGAATGCTAAGGTTTAGGTAGGTATCAGTCTTAGTTAATCTGACAAAGTAATTATGCCAGTAATTATCCTTCTTTAAATACACGCTAAGAGCATTTGGCTCTAATCCCATGTATTGCTCTAGGAACGCCTTCTCAGTGTCTGTAAGAACGTTTATAAGCCCTCCTGAGCGAAGCATTGGCACAGTGAATGTGCGCGTAGCCGTCTCTGCCATGCCGCCATAGAGAACGTGCTTAGGGTTCTGAATATTGGTGTTTGGGCGGTTAATATACCGAACAATTACCCGTTCATTACGTAAGCATGAAATCAATGTGTTTTGTTTTCGTGGAGCAGTCCTTGGTCTTTCAGAGCCAACTTCTTCCATCTCGTTAATTGCTGATATAGGCGTATAAACCTGCTCCTGGGCATTAATCTCTTCCATGTTAATGTCCATAGGAAAATCAGCGTCAATTTCTTTTTTAATAGTTTTAGCCATTTCTCTCCCTTAAATGTTTAAAATAGTTTATGGGTTAATCCCACGTTGCGGAGAAGGAGGGAGTCGAACCCCCGGTACCTTGCGGTACGTCTGTTTTCAAGACAGATGCATTAAGCCACTCTGCCACCTCTCCATAAGACCAGGGGGGGGGACTGTGAAGTCCACCCCTGGATTATTTATTTTATCCCAAGATTGATGGGATGATACTCATGGTGCGGGTAGGGTCAAACACTACCACCCCAAGAGTTGCCATTTTGTGAATTTCGGCCTCGTCGGTATCAAACGACATGTGAGGGTTGTTAAGTTGCCCTGTGAACGGATTTCTTACTTTTGTGTTTACTATGGTCGTTAATCATAGTGGGCATTGCCCCACCACCTCTCGATGGTGTTCAGACTATATCTTCCCTGTATATAACTAAGCTATAAATAATCGCTATATACAAAGTGTAGCGCTTCCACATCACTTGATGCGTACTTCCTTTCGGAATAGTCGTTGAACTTTTCCTTGCTCACGCAAGGACTTAGCTGCTGATTGTCTAATTCTCAAAATTATTACTTAAATATATCCATTTGCGCTTTTGGCAAATGTTTTTTATAGTAGAGTATGAAACGTTATAGATTACTGATATTTTCTTTTGACTATATCCAAGTTTTAACAAGTTTGGTATTTCAAGAACTTGTTTGTTTGTTAGAATAGCATTAGGATGATCTTCCCCTATTGGCCTTAATCTATTAGCACATGAGTGAATAACATTTTCCTTAGCAGTTACCCATTCAAGATTTGGCAAAGAGTTATTTTGTTTATTGCCATCTTTATGATTTATTTGTAAATCATTTTTATCGGGGTATTCTAAAAAAGCATTAGCAACAAGCCTGTGTACAAAAAACGACTTAGTCTTACTGTTGTCTGCTATTAATGTTATATACTCATATCCATCTTTTTCAATGGATTTTTTTCTTGGCATAGATTTCTTAAATCTGCCAACACTATCATATCTGTCTAAACTTTTGACATTACCGAGGTTGCTGATTTGATATTTATTTTCAAATCCCTCAATGTCTTTCCAAATTTCTTCCATAACTAAATGATTGAAGTTTTTTTACTTAAGTATTTGAGACTCTAAAGAGTTCCCAGCAATTCACTACATTATTTTTTATGTGAGACCTAAGAAACTTAGGCAGCAACTTTATTCAAGCCCCACATATAGCCTTTAACCTCTTCCTGTCCTTTGATTTTGCAAAGCTGGATATTCGGAACTTCAGAAGTACCGATATACAGAATGTCAAAACGATAGGACATTGCAGGACCTCCAGAGGGGTGGAGGATTTTATTGCGAACAGGATCGTCATATACATATTGTTACCTCTACTGCTTTTTATCAGTAGATTCTTACACTTTATCATTGTGTAAGTTCAGCATATATCATCATCTACGAATAGATGTCAAGCACTCGTGGGCCTAGTATTATATTCTATATTTCTATAGGTTCAACAGCCTATGCGTTACACTGGCTACTCAATTTTACAAGAGTAACTTAGCACGGTATTGTCTCATATTACTTTGAAAGATTTTACCGTTTTTGCTTGATTTTTCATAACCCCTCACGGGATTAAGCCGCTATACGAATTAACGGGTCCACATCAATCGAGATAACCAGCCCGTTAGGAGCTTTGTACTCGGTGAATTGGAATCCTGCGCTCAAGGCATTGCTATGCAGCTTGCTTTGAGTCTTACTGATTACAGCGGGGTTGTTAGCGCTTGAGCCATAGAAGCCCACTGCGTACCAACCAGACACTACATCTTTAACAGCTTTGTTGAAAAGGGCTGACCCACGTTCCCCAGTCCGAAGAACAAACTTACGTTCGCCATAATCAAGTTTAGATGCCGACAGTTCAAAGAGGGCGTCCTCAATCAATTTCAATGAGAAATCATTGTAATAGATTGTGTTAGCAACCTCCATTTGCGCCCGAAGCACTTTGTTATCTTATAGGCTTTTTATCCTATAATTCTCATTCTTTTCCATCGAATGAGTTCAGCATATATTTTCATCCTAAATTTATTAGGAGTTGAGCACTCGTGCTGATATTATATTCTCTTTAAGAGTTTTCAATCAGTATGCGTTACACTGGCATAGTCATTTTAACTACTATGCTTAGCACGGTATTAGCCAATTATGGAGGCTTTCACCGTTTTTGCTCAATTTTCTAGCAGCATATTACTACGCTGCGATGGCCTTTCGGGATTTAATTTGACCATCTCCTTGCTTAATTACTTCACCAGATTTACCAAAGTTCATATACTCGCCATTACTATTACGGTTTGAACGACCGTACATAATTGCATTAGCTTTGTATTCAGCAAAGGTATTTTCCAACTGATAGTCTACATGATGCATCCAGAGTGAATGAACCTGTTTAGAACCATCTTTATTTACTACGGGGATACCAACGGCAAGCTTGCGGTTAAGCATATTGCCAGGTACGCGCTCTTTAATACGAACTGTAGTCCATTCGTTACGCATAGCAACGGGGGTTGAGTACCGAACACCACCAACACCACGAGAGCGAGATGATTCAACGGCTGCATACTCCCAGCTAAAACGTTTTCCAGTAGCCAACTCGCTTGCTGGAATACCTGTGGTAAGTCCGCCAGAAGTTTCTACTTTATAGACAGCATTGCTACCCTCCATCCGAGGCTCAGCGAGAATGCGGATTGGGTAAATTTCATTGAGTTCACCCACGATAGTTTCACCGTCAGCAAACCAATCTTCCCCAAATACCAAATAAAACGGTGCTCCAGCGACGCCTGCCATTTCGCTTCCATCAACAACACTACCATCTGCATGGCGTGCTTCGACAAGCGGAATGTTACGACGCGAAGAACCAACTACTTCCCAAGTATAGTCGTCGTCAGTGTCAAAATATTTGACTGGGAATTGACGAAGGTAATTTTCCAGTGTTTTACCACGGTGAGTGGCCAACAGTTGAATCATTACGTCTGTTGCTTTCTGCGGCTGTGCGCGGTATAAAGCTCCTATGTGATTGGCTTTAGAAAGACCGCGAAATGACTGAAACTCCAACATTTGGAATTTCCCTAATTGTCCTGCCATAATATAATTCTAATTTAATTGGTTAGATGTCAATTTTGAAATCCTTACCAAAGAAAGATTCAGGGTCTTTGGAGTCATCGCCAAAGTCCACACTACCATCAGAATTAAGAGGAAGGTTTTGTAATTTATGCTCAAACTCTCGCAATGCACTACGGGTGTTTTGCTTTACCTTTTGACCGACAAATTTATCAATATTCTTGAAACCATCAGTCATGGTGTAAAACAACCCAAAGTAATACTCCGAATCACTCGGATTATCATGTGAGTATTTCTGAACTTCTGTCAGCACTTTGCCATCAACCTTGTGTTTAGGCTTTACTGAATTTTCATAAATCTTCTGGATAGTATTATTATCCAACTTAATTCCAAAGGGGTCTTTGGTGTCAAGAATTTTCTTTTGAAACTCCTTGACTTTTTGCTCCCTCAGTGTCTTCTCTTGAATAGCACGATTTTTGTTGTCTTCAACAACTTTATTGTACTCCTCAGTAAAAAACTCCTTGTTGCTTTCTAAGGCAAGCTTTGCGTCTTCAATGTCAGTGCCAGCGTTAAACGACTTGGCCACCTCTTTCTCTGCACGCTCGGGCTTAAAGCCTTTGTTAATATAATCTTGATAGATTACTTGTTTGCGAACCTCAATCGCTGCTTCATCTTCAGCCTCCAGAGTCTCGTCGTTAATATCATTAAGATATGCAATTGCATTTTCATAACGCTTAATAGCATCAGTACTAACATTGCTGTCAAGAGCCTCTTTGACGCGCTTAGTGGCAGCATCAAGACGAGCCTCAACTTGCTTCTCAATTGCTTCGGCAAACTTGTCTGGATCGGTTGCATCTTTAATAAATTCATCATCAAGATCAGGAAGAACCCCTTCGTCCTTTAGTGCTTTCAAGGCGGAAGAGTAGAATTGTGACTTGGTGGGAGAAGAACCTTTGTCTTTGGACTTAGGGGCTCCCTGATCGTTTTTGTCGTTATCATCTCCATCGCCTACGTTCCCCTGCGGATTTGATGAGTCGAATATTTTATCCGGGTCTACATCGTCCGCATCGGCATTATCATTGTCTTTGTCAAACAGACTATCGTCATTACCTGACGCATCATCATTATCATCTCCAGCCCCATCGTCTGCTCCTGAAAAAATATCTAAAGCATCCATGTCTGGAATGTCATCATCATCAAATAATGACAGTGTAAAATCTTTGTAATTTTTATTCATTTTAATCTTCTCCCTAAATTAAATTACAACAAAGATAAGTAAAAATAGCTTAACTAGCAAATTTGTAATTCAATTTGTTAACAATAAATGCCCTCTCTTATGACTATTTTTTATCATCATCAAATGCGAGCCTGGCTGGGCAGTTCGAGATTTGGCACTGTTTCTCTGATAAATCATGAACCATTTTCTCCAAGACATTTATCTTCTGGCGGAGCTGCTCAATAGTATTAAGCATAGATTCAATCTCAGTCTTGTAGAACTTAACAATCCTCTCTGCCGTGTCAGTCTCTTCAGACTCAATCTCAGCCTCTATCTTTCTCACCTCGGCCTGCATCTTTCGCCTGCCAAAAAGATAGCTTGCATATGCCACGGAAAGCGTTATGACCCCATTAATAGCGTATTCAATCATTGTTTATAATTTCAATTTGTTTGTATTGTTTTATTGTTGAGTATGGATTTAAGTCTTTTATTGTTGTTGTAAGAACATCAATCTTCTTTTGAAACCATCGTATAAAAAACACTTTACTTGGCTCAGAGGCAAACTCTTTTTTAAGGTGATTGATTATTACAAACTCATTGGTGAAAGACCTATCTACTTCAATTATATTGGGGTATTTAAGCTTCAACTCAAGTCTTGAGTGTTTGTCAGCAATCACCGTATCAAGCTCTAAGTCTTCAACAAACACGGTATCCTTGAGAGTTATAGTGTCATTCCTTCTTGACTGAGAAACAATGTATTCTAAGTCTTTTATACGCTTATCTTTGATGCCAGCCTCTTTTCTTAACTTATTAATTAGTTGAATCGTTGAGTCTTTTGAATTTTTAAGTTCATCTATCGTTAGCTTAAATATCCCATTCTCATTTTTCAAAGTATCGTTCTCCATTGAATATGCGATTACATTGTTTTGACTTATTTTATAGAGCTCCTCCAGTCGCTTGTTTTCGCCAGAAATCCATGCAGTCCAAATACCGAGTACTAACACCAAAAATAAAGGCACAAGCACTCGATACATCTTTAAACTAAAACTACTTAACATACTCCTCCTTACTGCCCATGCTATTTATTTCATAGTGGCAATCCACGGATGTTACATTAACCGTGCCCGAATAAGTGTCGGCCCCTGCAAACGCAGTTGATGTATCGGTCATTGCGATGCAAAGTTCAGTATCGTTTACTGTAACAGTGGTGCCAACTGTTTTTGTGCGCGTAATATCTTCTGTCAAGTCGTCAAACACTGTTGCAGTCCCGTTTAACACCATTGTTCCATCATCTTGAAATGTGGTGTTATTTGTTGCTGTCCCTATTTGCTGACGTGGCACCGTTTCTAAATCTATAAAATTTGGCTTATTCTCTACGTATCTTCGCCACGCATCAGTGCCAATTCTTTGTATTAAACTCATATATATTGTTTATTATATTAATATCAACAGATTGACTAAAATACCAACCACAATCCCCAATCCATCAGCCACTAAATCTCCCCAGCTCCAGCCACTACCTGGATTATTCTTATCTCCAGACTCCTTCCCTATTCCAAGTCCAAGGGCAAATACAGCTCCGAATAGACTTGCCACTAAAGCTGGAGTATATCCCAAGAAGTGATTAACTACTAAGAATGATAAAATCCCGATGATTGAGGTAGAGAGAAAACACACCCCAAAATGGAGTATGTAATCTCCTCTAATCCCTGTTAGCTTACTCAACCAATTCACTATCTGTAATAACTTCTGCATCTTGAATTTCAGTTGTAAGTTTTTCTTCTACTAATACCTTTACATCTTCGGGTAATTTGTCAAGTAAGCCTGCTTCTGTATGACTTCTTGTAGCTAATGCTTGAATGAACATCTCTTCCATATTATATCTCCGTTTGTTCTGTTACAGGTTGTGGATTTAATTCTTCTGACTCTTCTGGTGTTAACTCGATTGTTCCGGCCGGCAATACAATATTATGGTCTTCTTTAACAATGGTTTCATTACCTTCTTCATCAGTTGTAACCTCTTGTAGTGTAGCTACCAAATCGCCTGTCTCGATGTAGATACTTTTTACAATAGCTATATTGTATCCGTCTTCTCGTATAATGCTTTTCTTAATCATATTTGTACTTTTAATGGGGAGTATATTTCAACTCCCCTGATTAATTAAAATGTTGCTTTCTTTAATACTACTTCTATAATCATACCTGGAGATAAGTTGCCTGTTGCCGTTACTCGAATCGTTCCATCCTGCAACATCGCTGCGTGTTCGGCTGATATGTTATAAACCATTGTCGAAGCTACGTTCACAGTTTTACCTGTTATCAGTGTAGCGATTGCTGTACCGGATGCGTTGTGAAGTTTTGCCTCTACGTTGGTAAGATTTGTTCCTCCTGATGGTTGCAGATTAGTAATTCTAATACAATCAACCGTATAACCGAAGCTGATAGGAACCTGTTTTGCGGTCGATGCAATGTTAGTGTCAAATACTCCGCTTGTTTCCATTCGTTCATTCGGGCCTACCGGTGAGTTGCGAAGTAGGCGGAGGCCAAACCCCTGTAGTTTGTTATCATTTGATGCTAAATTAATTGTTGCATCTGAAGCATATGTAACTATAGCAGGTGCAACTAATACAGGTGCTATATCTACTCCCCAAGCAGCTGAACGTGTTGTTTGTGAAGTAAATACTCCAACAATAGACCTGTAACCATTAGGGATAAGACTTAATCCACTTTCATTTGTAGCTCCTGTATTCGGTGACGCCCAGTAAGCTAAACCTTCTTTTTTAATCTTACCGCCCGCAACAGTACTACCTCCTAAATAATTAGAAAGTTGTGTAAAGTCAGCACTTGTAGGAACTCTCCATCCTTGCGGTGGATACAATGAAATCAATTTAACAGCATACCAGTTATACAGCTTGCCATAAATCGCACCATTATTTACATCGTTGTTATAATAACACCACATAGCTGCTGCCTTCAATGCTGCAAGTTCTTTTGCTGCTGCTGTGCCTGAGGTTTGAGCGTAGATAGCATCGTATAGTGCTGTTGCACCAGACCAGCCGACTGTTTGGTCGACTATATCATCTATATCAACTTGAGTTCCAATGATTGCGCCAGACGAAACCGGATAAAAAATAGTATTAGCAGCATTGAAAGCATATGCCAATACCTCATATTCTTGCCATGAAGTTGACAATGCAGGTCGTTTAACCCATAAGATATTTGTATAGTGGGTAGTTTGTAGTAACTTAGGTACATCTGTACTGTTTGGCGACTTTGCCCTGAAAGTTATTTTGTGCCATTTGTTCTGATAATCTGTCAACATTGCACCACGACCAATAGCAAAATCACCAGTACCTGTAGATACAACCTCAACATATTCTCCGACGTTCCATGTCATAGTACAGCGAGTTCTATTAGTCCAAGCTGAAATATCACTGCTAACAAAATCACCATTTGTCATTGTGTTAACGTTTGCAGCAGCCTGCACCTCCGGTATCACACTCCCATCCCCAGCAACAACTCCTTCATAATTTGAAGTTGTCCAATACTGATTACCTATTGCTATTCCTTCAATTTCAGGGATTTGTAAGCGAAGGTAGTCGTGCTGTGCTTGAATTTCGGAAGCGGATAGGGCGCGGGAATGAAGAGTATAATAAGATATATCCATCAAGCCTTGAATGGATGCCGCACCTGAGTATGGAAAATTATAAAATTCAAAATTTGTTGTAGATGTTGTTGTTGTTATAGATGATTTTAATTCTCCATTTATATACAATGACAAAACATCACCTACCTTAGTCATAGAAATGGCAACATATTTATTTCGGTACGGAATTGAAGATACTCCAAATGAAAAGTCCCGAAAATCTGTGTCGTGGAATCTAAATCCATACAAACGCTGACTATCATTTGAAATATACAATCCTGAACTTCCCCTATCAGGGAAAAGCGGTGTTTGAGTGTAATCACCTATTTTATAAAATTTTACACAAACGGATAATGTAAAATTACTATTAGGGGAAAGAATAACAGGCGTGAATGGTATTTTTGTTAAATTGCTCCCCATAAATTTTAATTTTGCAGCTTCATTTGGTGCAATCAGTCCACCAACATACGGCTGATTGGCTCCTGTGGTTTGGATAGCATCGTTTGTTCCTTCTACCCAGTCCATTTGCTTGATGGAGATGTTGTCGAAAAAGACATAATCTCCAATATTTGCCGAAGCATTACTAATGTAAATATATGATGTAGTAGTTGTTGCTACAAAAGAAAGTGTTACTGTTTTATCTGTTGTCAAAACACCAGTGTCACATAGTTCTCTTCCTGTTATAGTTGTTCCAACAGCCATTCTTGCATCCGCGTTTCCACGAACATACGACGCTGTAAAATGATACCTTTTCCCGATAATCGTAGTTACTATTTGAGATGCACCTCCAAATGCTGAGCCAACAGTGACCTTTAATCTATTCGTATCAACCAACAATTCTGCCCCAGCGACGGACGACCACCCCGTTGTATTAGTAGTAAACGTTCCATTCGTTACCAATTCAGCACCAAACTGCTGCACCTTGTTAGCCATATTGTACAGCTTAGAAGCAAAGATATTACTCCCTGATGTACGGGTTTTCATACCTGCAACACCTGACCACAGGAATACGGTTGAATCAAGTAATGCTAAATTCTCATTGTAGAGTTTAGTAAGTTTTTCTACATTACCAATACTACCTGAATCAGCTCCAACTCTTACGTTATAGTTATACAGAGGGTAAACTTTATTTAGTTCTGATATATCTGTTTTTAAAGCAAGAGATGCAGTCACAGCAGCTCCACTTGGATAATCTGTAGCACTGTTTGTTACTGTTTGCTTTTTATTAGCAACAGCCTCTTTTTCATTCAACTCAGTTCTAACAGACTTGCCAGAAGTTGGGTCTATTACAGCTTGAGGAATTGTTGCAGGGTACACTGTTGCTGTACCCTCTTTTATTTTTTTAATCTTTGCCATATTCTTAGATTGTTATTTCTGCGTATTCTGTTGTGTCAGTTACTGATGCGATTCTCAAAACTCCTACCTCCCAGTTGCTTGAAGTAGTCCAGCTCGTAGTGTCAGTAGCTGTACCGATATACCTTTCAGTGTACCATACTCCTGCCGCTGTTTCATATGTAAGAATCAAGCCTGTCTTACGTACTCCTTCGGGTACAGCTGCACGAGCAGTGGTTGAAGTGTAGTAACCTGTTGACAATGGAACTGAATTGGTGACATTGTAGTATGGATTAGAGTTACTTATAGCATAGGATAGTGTCATACTCCTTCCGATACTGTCTTTGCTGTAAGCGTAGGTAAACATTACCAAATCGCCAGTGTTCAATCCAGAATGTGTAAAACTCAATCCATCAGGAGCAATGGTCAATCCTGTTGTCAGGGATAGCTCCGTATAAGTTCCGTTTGCGTACTTGCGGATTGATTCAAACGACGCAATCGGGTAGTCGGTTAGCTGTACCGCTATGTTACTTGCGTAAACCCCTGCATCGGCAATTATGGGCTCAAAATAGGCTGTTCCGTTGCTGTTGCTGTTAAGCAGTCCTGCGTGAGGGATTGGTGTGATGGTTGGGGTGGCGAGGGTGTAGTGGATGTTGCTTCCGAGTTCAGTAAATTTGCTTGTCGCTGCGATTGCTTCGGATGCAGAAACCTCTTGAAATGATATATTATCTATTGAACAAACAGCTCCGGCCATTCCAGTTATGTAAATATAATTATTTCCTGACTGTAATATGTATTCAGAATATGTTCCTGATGCACTTCTGGCAGTTACATTTGCAAGATGACCCGGTCTCACGGTTACTAAACCTCTTGATATTGAAACAACAGTAAAAATAACTTTATACCATTTACCAGCTGTTAAATAACCTACCTGAGATGTTGAGTTAGATGTCATTCCTTCTGCTGAATTTATATTAAATGTTCCACCAGAAATAGTTACATCAGAAGCTTTCGCCCAACCTGTATCTGTATCAAATGTTCCGTTAATAACTATGTTAGTTCCCAACGTCCCAACTCCAACCCGTTTAACCAGCTCATACCCATTCGCACCCTTGCGGATTTCGTCTTTGATAAGGCCGTTGGAGCGGAGTGGTGGGGTGGTGAGTTGTAGGATTGATTGGCGGAAAGGTTCGTAGGTGGTTGCGGTTGTACCGCGCTCGATTAAACTGTCAATGAAAACCGCTTTTACATTTGCGGTGTTAGTAACTAACGCCACAAGAATAAATGCTGTACCTTCAGGACAGGTAAATGTACCTATACCATTCGATAAATTAACCCCACTTGAATTAAATGAACCAAATCCTATATAGCCAGTTGATGTAGTTGTTTTGCTTGTGAATATATCTCCTGCTTTTGCTTTTATTTTAAACCCTATCCCATAGCTTGAAAGTGATGTGGTTACTTCAACTCTGTTAGGCTCAATAACGTATTCAGAAAGAGAGCTTGAAATAACACCTGTTCGCGCAATCGGCATTAAAATGTCATAATACAATAAACGCTGAGCAGCTGTCATTCCGTCTAAAGTTCCAGTGTAAATCTTTTTTCCGAGAGTGTTAAGATTTAAGAGATTCTTCCCAACACTCCTTACCCGTCCAGTTCCCAGTACATTGTCGCTACCTTCAAAATAGTTGGCAAATAAAACATCGCATTGCTCTTTGGTAGGCTCGTTGCCTGCTCCGAAGGTTGCGGTGAGGTTGATGGCGATAACGTTAGATATTTCAAGCTTTTTCCCAATAGCATTTGTTGAATTAGAAAATACAAAACGGTATCTAAGAAATATATTTCCTGAGTATGCGCTTGTCAGTGCAAAGAGACCACTTAATTTATACTCTGTACCATTAACTGGATTTAATTGCTGTACAATTGCGTCAAGCCCTGAAGTTTGTCCCTGTATAATTATTCCTATGTTTGCACATAAATCTCCAATAACTTTAAATTTTGCACTGGAATAAAACTTTAACCCTGTTAAAGCCGATATACCAGTGTTTTGATTTATTTGCGAATCACTTCCTGCGGTATTTGTTATAGTTATAGTTGGTTGTAGTGTTGTTGCAGTAGCATTAACTATATTCCACCCTGTCGTACCATTCCTAAAATCACCATTTGTAACCAAATTCTGCGCACTCTGCCCAAACAACTGCACCTGCATACCTCCGTTTGCAGCTGTTTTTGGAAGTGCTATCGTGTCGACACCAGTTGCTGTTGCGGTAGTCTCCTGATTGATATTGGCAGAATTGATTACGTTTTCGAGCGTTGCAACCCTTGCATCGGTAATCAGCTTATTCTCCTGATAGGTATCATTACCGACTGTGATAACACTTTGCACATACGCTTTATTAGCTGCATCGTTATTGTTTACAGGTGAGGGCACAACAGGAGGAGAGGTGAAAGTTTTCACATTCGCAATAGTCTGATTACCAGTTAGTCCAACATATGAACTATCACCAGTACCTTTATTTAGTGCTTGCCCAGATGTAGTGGGATTAGGCACAACAGGAGATTTGCTGAAAGTAATTGTCCCAGCTACTGTTTGTGATACATCAGCAAGACGCAAGTATAATGTATCGAAGTAACTTTTAAGATTAGCCTTGATGTTGGCGAAAGACCACCATTTAGGTTTATAAGTATCTGCACTATCTTTTACCATTACAGCATCATTATCAACTAATAAAGACTTTGTAGTAGTTCCAGGTAATGTTTCAGCTCGTTTAGTTGTAGTATTAAAAAATAGTGGGGATTGGTTTACTGGAGTTTCTTCTCTTGTTAATACAGGTTGTAAATCACCTACATCTCCAATACGAAGAGTGCCAGTGTTATCAATAACAATCATTCCATCATTAACACCATCATACAACTTAATGATAAAACCAGCAAGGTCGTTAATAGGCATACCAGTAGTAGCATCACTACGTAAAGTAATCTGTTGCTCTTTTGTGGTTATTTCTTCTGCGTCTACAATGTAAGAATCTCCATTCTGGATTATATCCCCCGTTACAAGAACTTGTCCAGCAGCGTTTATCTCCAATACTACTTGAGTATTATTAGATGGGTTGTACAATTGATATATCCCAGCCTTAAGGTCTTGAATGGCTAAATCTCCACCCCCTGCTAAAAGCAAATCATCGTCAGTCTTGCCTAACTTTTTAAACCCCTCTGGACCTGCGTTAACCGCCGCTACTGCTGTTATTTCTTCAGCCTGGACTTCTCCTACAGTGTATAAATTTGATGCTCTTAAATCACCTATGACATCAACCTCCCCATTCTCTCCGGTGATTTGCGAGAGGATTATGGATGAGTAAGCTCTCCAGACATTGTCAAATCCCTTTGCTAAAGGATTCCCAGGAACTGCTGTTGCAACGTCAACATCATTAATGTTATCAAGCTTTAGGCTTCTCTGGATTCTGACAAATATAGCACCATTGGTCGCATGGGCACTTATAATTATTGCTATTGGAGCTTTGTTATACGGGGCTGGAGGTTGTGTCTTTGTTAGCTCTCCAACATAAGTCGGGCTTTGATACAACAAATCGCCATTCGCCCACACCTCTCCACGACCATTCCCATTAGTCTTGATGTGCCGTATTTTACCAAACCATGTAACAAACCCTCTTTCGCCAGTGTTTATATTCTGTGTTGCAATACCAAGAATATATCTAGGGTCTATACCTGGTCCGGCATGTGAGGCCAAAATAGTGCCTGAATTTCCAGGAGTCCCTGCTGCTGCGACAAGACGACCATTTGTAATCTGTGCGTTAGCTGTTACCCGATAGTAAAGCTCAAGCCCAATAGACTGCTCTACATCTCCGCCATTCATGCCCAAGTTTAAGGTCCCATCATCCTGCGACCAGCGCATCATCCCAGCAGACAATCCAGTGACTTCATCTACAGCCGTGTTAAAAACAAAAGTCTTAACATTTGAGTTTGACCCGTCAGTATTCATATAATCTGGAGAGTCCTGAACTATTTTATAGTAATTGCCGTTGCTATAAAAGTATGCATTTTTAAACTCCTGGTCAATATACAGCTTTGTCTCGCTTGGCGGGATAGGATCCCCTACGTCAGGGAAATCGTTTATGGTTGGATATTGATCAACCATTTCATAAGTCTCGGCATCAACCACAGTCTCCCATAGGTCTTTATGCCGGTTGTAAACTCTAAAGTCGTACACATAGTCATCAGGATCTCCCACAGTGACATTCTTGTACATCCAGATAGAATTGATATTAGTTGGTGGCAAGTCACTGAACCATATTTCAACCTTGCCGTTAATATATTTTATCATATTTATAGATATTAATTGCTCCCAGGGTGGAATCGAACCACCCAGAAACCATTTGGGATTAAGCTGTCTTTGCTTTAGCCTTAGACTGCGCTTTTATTTTCTTGTCTTCAAGAGCTAATTTTTTGTTATCAACTTCCTTTTGATGCTGCAAACGCTCCCTGTCAAGTCGTATCTTTTCATCAAATTCCTTAATCTTTTGCATCAACTCCTCTTTTGAGGCTTCGGTAGAACTGTCAAACTCTAACTCCATCTGCTTAAGCATGATTTTAGTTTCATTGTCACGGAGATTAATCATATCTTCCTGTTGCAATCTTTCAGCCTCAGCCTGTGACCGTGCCTGGATATCCATCTCTCTTAACTTAGACTCATTCTGCATCTCTTGACTCTTGCGCTCTAACATACTCTTTTCGTCCCTCTCAATAATTCTTTGTATTTCAGACAATGATGGAGATGTTAATATCCTCATAATTGATGAGAATGAAAGTGTTTGGTTTTGCATAGCTGCGTGAGCAAGTTGGTCAAGATTGTTGGCAAGATTGTTGGTCTCAGTGCTATTGTCCATAACAATACCATAGTCGCATTCTGAGAACTCATCCCCGTCAATATCGACCATTTTGATAGAGCCGTCATTAAGGATGTACTGGAACTTCTTAGACCTGCCTTTCATAGCCACCTTAACGGTCTCTATGAAGCACTCCAAAACCCTTTTCTTAACATTATCATGGACTGAGAACAACCATTCTGTGATATGCGATGATTGCATTGTAGCTCTCTCAACACCACCAACTGTCTCACTTGCAGATACCTGGCCTTCACGTTGCTTAGATATTCCGGAAGCTTCGGACATTTCCATCTTGACAAACTCCAAAAGGTTAATGTGCTGCTGGATATAATTGCCAGTCTCTGCATCAATTACTTGAGAGTTCTGCTGGAGCATCCCTGCCAACTTACCTGTTGATGACCCATAATTACCCTCCTTGAATGAATCGACAACCGCCATGTGATTTACCTTAGCATAATATAACCACTTATCGAGCTCCCAGCCTTTAGGAATCAGTGCTAAGTCGACTTTTATAATCTTGCCCCAGTTTGCAGCAATAGCCTTATTAAGCCTATCATGTAACACATCATACAGATACGCATATGGCTTCATGACGTCTACAAGAGAATAAGGCTTATTATCATTAAAATTATATACTGATCCTACAAATCCAAAGTGACATTTTGATGGATTACTAAGTCTGTTATATTGAACTACGCGCGGTCGCATATTTACGTAAATATCTTTACCAATCTTTGTGCCCTCCCAAGCCTCATTAATCCAAAAGATAGTTTCTTCCTGGCCCAGCGTTTTATCAATTTTGAAATCCTCATTATAAAAATCAAACTCCTCCTCGGCAGTTTCGGGATTAAACCATTTAACCTTTTTAATTTTACGCTTAGACTTCCAGTAAACACGTGTTACTCGAATATTTCCATTATTGTCATAGTAGTTGGTTGTCGCTGACGAACCATATACTTGCCCAAAGATTGCATAGTTGTCTATAATAGATGTGCCGGTGGTGTCAAAGGCATTAATGTCTGATGTCGTAAAGAACCCATTGCGCTCGTCAATATTGTCCATTGCTCCGGCATTATACATCTCCGGCATATTATCAATGTAATCAATATCCTTCTGGGTCAACACATCGTAGTATGTGTCTATAACGCGGCCAGGACTCCAATAGTCAATGCTTACAATAATGTCCGCATCTTCTATTCTGTTTGAATAACCATTCTTAAAGACATGCAGCTTCATTGGGGTTATACGCTCAAGGGTCGGCTCTCCACCAACAATATCGCACTGATAGATTTCTTCGCCAACAGTCATAACATCAAGGAATCCATGATTAAACTTCTCCCTGAAATCAAGCTCTTTTGAGTAATGCTTAACAATCATATTAGCGCGCTCTTCACGCATATCCTGCCACTCGTAAGTGTAGTAGTATTGCATGTCGTCAAGACGCTTATTGTATTCCTCCTCGCTTAGCTCCTGGTTCTCAACAAGCCCCTTAAGTTCTTCAATCATTAATTTACGCTTATTTTCCTCAATCTCGCTTATAGCATTTGGATTAGTCACAATTGCCCTAAAATCATACCTGCGTTTAAACTCCTCTCCTCTAAGAATGTTCATCTTAGCATTGATGGTAGGATAGTGCTGAATGTTTTCAGGAATATAGCTTGCATCAATATTGTCAGGATTCAATACTGCTTGTATATCCTCCATATCTAAAAATCCGTTGACCAGGTTATAATTAATGCGCTTGCGCACAAATGATTTGCGGATGCTATTGTCGTTTAAGAAAAACTTGTTATCAGCCCAATCAACCACCTTCTTGCGCCACTCCTTGTTCTTTTGGGTCCACGGGAGTTTTTGCCGTGGAAAATTATATAATGCTGATTGCATAATATTAATAGTTTTTAAATTAAGGCAAATATAACAAAAAAAAATCGCATAAACAAAATTACAACTTGAATTGTTATAGTGTATATACGATTCTTTTATTTATAGTTAATAATTATCTCTCTTTGAAGATTTGTAATTTTTCTCGAAAAATGGATCATTCCCCAAATATCCAGCACTACGTTCATTGTCAAGGTCCTGCATACTGCGCGTTCCGCGCATACGAAGCTTATCTTCTCTTAAAAGCATTAACATTGCCAGGGCGTCATGTCGGTCAAAGTTGCCATCTACATTCCACATAGCAAGCTCCTGGCATAAAGCTTTGCTCCACAGTTTGTTAATCATGGTTACGTTTCTACGGTCTTCATATGGGACGCCATTCTCTTCTTTTACAGTGATTAACTCCTGCTCATGCAGCAACCATTCGCGGATAGCTCTTCGGGCATAGTACCCAACTTTGCCATAATTGCCAGTACCCTTACTTTTATTGCCATACAGATTACCCTTAACAACATCTTTGTCTTTAAGATATTCAAGCGTGTCTGAGAGGAGGTATAAGCATCCGTGCTTTGAGAAGTGTTTAAACAAGCCCTTCTTGTTATTCTCATAGTTTAATTCGGCATTATAGTACAAACAAGCAAGCCTTGCGACCTCATAATCATCGTCCGCAAAATCATTACGTCCAGTGTATTCAAAGACTAATTCATCGGTGAATGTGTCAAGGATAAATAGGCTAAATAGTGATAGTGTATTGGAGCCATCATCATCGTCAGTTTGTTATCGTGCAGGCTTTTTATCCTGCGCTTCTGGAGGTCGCCCTCATATCGCATCGCTCCATGATGCGAATACTTCCGTCAATTCGGACCAGCTCAGCATATATCATCATCCATTTCTGGATGGCGGACACTCTTGGTGGAATTATATTCTGAATAATCAGTTTCATCCACTATGCGTTACAGTTCTTGTAGATCTTTAATCTGCAAGTTACCTCGATGTTTTCTGGTTGCTCCCAGACCTTCTTCGATTTTGCCCACTTATTCGATTAGCATTACTACTAAAAGGTGCTAATTAACACATCCGCCCCGGCTATATATCTTCCCCAAGGTATTTTACCAGCAGAGTCTTTCTTTGGCTGCTCTTTGATACATATAGCGGCTCTCTTCTTATTATCTTTGTGTGGAAATTCAGTGATGTATTTTAACTCAGGAGTTACCTTATATTCAACATTGCCCTCGTTATTCATTGACAATCTGCCAATCCACATGCTATCTGGATATTTAGGGTCAAGATTTAACTCATTAATCCGGTCATTAAGCATGTCTGCTGGATAAGCAGTACCGGAGCTTCTCATAATAGCATCCTGCAAGGTGAACGCTGTCTCAGCCTTACGCCTGGTCAACTGCATTGGATCTGATGAGTTGTATTTAAGAACCACCCTAAATTTTATCTCAGACATTAGTGCTCCAACGACATCAGAAACGCCATCTTTATTATAATAACCTTTAGAGTTTACATAGCCAGGAAAGAAAAATATTGTTCTTTTAGAACCATCAGACCCCCTATCATAAACATTTGGAAGCGAATACACATTATATCCTGACGGATAATTAATCATTTCAAGAGCTCCGCTAAAGTCCGAGTTGTGAGTTATTATCCCATTAGCTAAATAAGTATGAGTACCAGACGTTGTTAGATTGTATATGTCTTTTTCTCCAGCATCTTCTATTGATATAATTTTTTCATAATAGAATTCTTTATTTCTCCTTAATGATTTTTTGAACAATGCTTTTTCATATGCAAACTTTAACGCCTCAATTTTATACCCAATAAGTAATGGAATTTCTTTATAAAAGTTTATTATACTATCAACATCAGATATTTCAAGAGAATAGTAATTGCTTTTATCGATTATGCCGGATTTTTTATTTAAATTTGGTTTTTTTGTCTGTATGTTTGCATGAATTCCAAATTTTTGCAGCACAAGCAAAACTTCGACAAGGAGTTCTTTGTATGCCGATGATAATGATATTACCGGAGAATACGTCCCTCTTTTTTTGTTTAAAGACACATTTACATTACCATCCGTGTCAAATAATCCAGCAATGATTAGCCTTAGGTCGTTCTTGTTTAAACTACCATAATTTGGCGGGAGTCTTTTGTTATTTTTTGTTTGCCCATATATGCCAACTTCTCTCAACTTATCTCTTACTCCTTTTATTGTTATAGTCTTGAACCCTTTTCCATCTTTAGTTAAATAAGAATTTTGCGTCGTGGTTTTATAATTCTTTTCAAAATAATCTATTATTTCATGATCACAAGAACATATTCTTACATTCTGTTTTTCTCCGTAACTTCCATCGCCAATAAGCAGGCCAACAGCCCTTGGATCCCATATGCTCTTGTCGCCAAAATAAGGTATAGATGATGGTACGGTGATTAAGTCGCCAACCTTTAGATCTGAAGATTCTATCCACTGAAAAATCCTTCTTTCATTGCAATCGGATTTATTACTTGAGTATATTGGATGATTTCTTGTGCACTCTATCTTGCGTCCATTAGAAGTTTCTATCCGAACGCATTTGACGCCGGGTGTTACATTTAAATATTTAACATCTTCAATAACTATTGATTTGGATTTAACGTCATACCCAACTATCGTGTCATTGATTCTTAAATTTTTTATATCTATGCTTCTTCCATCTCCAGTTATCACTTGATTCCCGGCTGTCAAGCAGCCCTCCGTTCCCCCTGTGCCAATACTATATGCCTGACCAAATACAATCTCGCCCTCCTGGACGTTTGGTAATGATGTCTGCCATAGGTCAAGAAATCCTGGAAACATACCAAACTCTTCATAAAACACCTTGCTACTACGCTTACCACGGGCTTTGTCGGAGTTATCTTTGATGGCAACACCAATCATCTCGTTAAGCAGGCCATCGTCATCATCATCATCGTTCTTAAAACCCAATACCCAGTGCATGTCAGTCCATGAACTCTTAATCCTGTTTGATGGAAACTGCGTGTATTTAGCGCAATGCGTCAGTCCGTCAACAAATTTGTTTATAAGACCATCCTTAATCAAGTATTCTTTTTGATATGCGAGTGCTAAGCTTTTAACTTTAGCCCTTGATAGCTCGTTCTCTCCAAGCAAAAATGTCTTTGTCAGTACAGCCCCAAGCGAATAACTCTTACTTGCCCCGCGTCTTGCAATCTCACAACCATGATGTGCGCCCTTGAAGTCATCATAAAGGCCTCCGAACCTGGCTTGATGCATATAATGAAATCTCCAATACACCCCCTCCCACACCTCTGGCAGGTCAGTGACGCGTTCACCAATCTTAGTGCCTTTCTTAATCTTGGTCTGGACGATTGGGAAGTAGTTTAAGTAAAAGTACATATCCCCCGGTATCCACTCACCATCAGAAGGCCTAACCATCCCCTGCCATATTCTCCGAACCTCACGCTTTAGCCATTGCCCATATTCAGACTGTGGGTTTGGGTTTGGCATGAGCTTTGTATAGCATCCATACTTTTGGAAGTGTATGGCCGACTCCCTAAAATAATCCATATCTTCAAGAATGTGTGGATTTGACAAGTCGACAATAATCCTTCCTGAGGAATCCCTATCTAAATCCTTAGCCCGCTTACGATCCTTACTGACAAGTCTTTTAACAAACTCAACGTTTGTCAGGACGTCTTCAAGCTCAGCCAACTCTTCATCATTAAGACTGGCTAATACTTTGTCAGTAAGCTGAGTTTGATATTCATTAAATTCCCACATAGTTACTTAAATAAATTATCAAAACCACCATCAAGTAATGTCTTTTGTTTGTTACCGCGCATATCGCTAAGTTCTTCAACCTCCCTTATAACCTTCTTTTCGGCATCAGAGAGTCGCTCTGCAAGAGGGATTAGAGACGAGAGAGCCCTGGTGTATTTATCAAAAGTGTTGTCATCAATAGTTGCTGTCTTAATGAACTCACGCAACTTATTAGCCCCAATCTTAATATCTTCAATTAACAACGAAGACGTAGTCTTGGTATTCTCCTTATATATTCGTATGGCCTCATCAAGCATCTTGTCTGGCTTAAAATTGTGCTCTAACCCTATAAGCTCTTTGGTCCTTTCCGCTCGCTCATCCTCATCTATTAAGTACTGCAAATCACTTCGTGGGTCATGCATGAAATATATATATGCCAGCTCTTTCTCAAACTTGGTTTTATTATCAGTCCTATCCCTGGCTGCCAGTTGCTTAAAAATCTTAATAGTGTAAATCTCTGGTAAGACATTAAGCCTGTAATCCCTATATTCAAATAATCTCATTTTCCTATAAATTAAAAAAGCCCACCACAAAGTGATGAGCTATAATATTAGTTTAAAATAATCCTTGATTCTCCCATATCCATAGGCTTACTTAAATCCGTAATCAAGCCCTCTCCTTCTGTTTCATATTCATATTCATCAACAATTAATGAAACATCAGCCAAGTCAACAAGCAGATGCTCTCGGTGGTCCAATAGAATTGTTGGTATAGAGTACGATACCACGTTGTTATAAAACTCATCAGTAGTACTTTTAAGTGAATCTTTCTTTTGCCTCATCTGGGCGTATCTCTTGAAATCTAAAAGCAATGTATCCCCGGGCTTAATGCCTCGTTGTAACGCCTGCTCTGATACTGATACGACCTCCTGAATATCTTTAATCTGATTAACCTTAGTTGAATCAATAATTCCACCATGCTTTGACTCTTCCTCTGTAAAGCGAGCTGCTGTGGTTACAATACCTGTAAATAAAGGCTTAGCCTTTTTTATGTTTAAAATTTTCACTATTTCTCTCCCTTAGTGTTTTATTAATTGCACGTATTACTTTCTTCTCGGCTACGTACTTGCCTAAATACTTTAATCCATAGGCGACAGAATACTCCTCGCCTTCTGGCACATTATAGAAATCTGCTGTCTTTATGCCGTGAGCCATATGCTCAAAATATGTCTTATATGCCAGCATGACTTGCTCTGGTGGAATGCTTAGCTTCCTGGCAACCACCTTTACAAGGCTAGTAAGCTCCTTATTTAGGTATATCGGCCTCTCCTCCATTCACTTCAAAAATAAGTACTAACTTATATTCTTTGGAACCATGTTCAATGTTCGGGATATACTTCTTATTAATCTTATCACCAACGATAACCCCCGCAGCCCTTAGCTTTGAATATAAAACATTAAACTGCTGTGGTCCTATGTTAAGCTCCTCACGAACCTCCTTGCGGACCTCTGGTTGCTTCATAAGATTATCAAGCATATTATCATCAGATATAAGCCTTTTCAACTCATGCCTTTTATTAAGGAGCCCTGCTAATACCTGCCTCTCCCGGTCTGTCAGCTTATGAAATGGTATCAGAAACGACAACCACTTATAATAAAAACTAATACCAGGCTTTGTTGGTATCGTGGCGACATTGGCATTTTTACTGATATTAGTCTTGCTCATTATCCGTTATCCTCGTTCGTACTCTGCGCCTTTTCTGGTAACGTTAAAACCTGCACTAACTCATCAACACACGCTCCTACAAAATCTTTTGGGAACACTTTTTCGTTGGCAATTACCGCAAATAAGTAATCAATACGCTTATAAATTGAAGCGTCAGATACGCGCTGTAATTGCTGTTGTAACTGTCCAATATACTCACGCATTTGGTTGTTCTGGTCTGTCGTTTGTGACAGTGCCTCTTTCATTTCCTGACTGGTTAATTTCTTCTCTTCCGCCATAACAATTACTTAAAATCTTTTTTGTAACGTAACTTATAAATATACTTCCACTCATCGTGCGGCACCTCATCAATATCAGCACTACCACACTTATTGCAATAACAAGGTATCTCCTCATCATTGTTATTGCGAATGTCTAACGACAAACAACTCTTACAATAAAAGACAGGCTCACTTTCGTATTCAGCCTTCTTACTTAGTTCTTCTCCACTCATATAATTAATATTTTACCACTTAAACACCTCTACAGATGTAACTGTTGCGCCAGGATCAAACTTCTCTGAAATCCACTTATCATCAAAAAATGATATATCCAGCGTATCCAAATCAATCTCATCACTATCAAACAACTCCATTACCTTCTGCATGTTCTCACTGTCAGGGAGATAATACAGATACAACGCATCACCATTGACATCATCATTCACTAACGCCGGCAAATACCAGCCCTTAGGGGACTTCCTGGTGGTGTCGACCACCTCGGCCAATTTATACTGACCATATCTAAATATTACCCTCATAGACTATCATTATCAACCACTTCAGAGTGATACACTACCCTAACAGAGTTATTGTTGATATCCACTACTGATACTCTGTCAGAGAATAATTGTTTAACCACTTCACCTTCAGGGCTAAACCCAATAGACTTAATAAGGTTTGGATTTGTCAGGGTATTGCCCTCAACTTCACCACTCTTCCAATCGGGCCTCATGGCCTCAGTCTCAGCTAATCTTCTACGCCTCATAACTTTTAATTTTAAACTGATGCAAAGATAAGTAAATTATCCCGAATAGCAAAATAATTTAACATTATTTATTTTTTACAGATATTATCACTACCCATCATATGAGTGGTCATCCCCTCGTAAGGCACTAACTCGCGCACCTCATTACAATCAGGGCACCTGGCCGCAAAGTCTTCTCTATTTCCAGCAGCATCATAAATAATCCTTGTCAAAGGGACATTGACCTCAACACCAAATACCACACAATCCTTGTTAATACATTTGTACTTTGGCATATAATAAATTTAATTTTGAGCCCCCTGCCGGACTCGAACCAGCAACCCCTCGCTTACAAAGCGAAAGCTCCACCATTGAGCTAAGGGGGCAAAATGTAATAGGTTTTTTGTCAACGCCTCCAGAAACCTATAAAAAACTGTGCCGACATACGATTCGGACGACAAGTAAGCAGAGCCAATGTTATGCCTTCGCGCTTTTCGTTCCCGTGTACTTAGGGCTATTGTTGCGGGAGTCCGACTCGAACGGACGACCTCGAGGATATGAGCCTCGCCAGCTACCACTGCTGCATCCCGCAATTATATGTATATCTTACCAAAAAGGGTATAGGATGTCCTGTCCTGTATAACTACATTATACTAGGTTAAAATAATAAATTATATTAATAGATATAGTAAGTCCTAGGCTTGCGGCATCTCTACCGCAGGCTTGACAATACGTTATGTATTCCGTAATGCCTTAGCATACAAACTTCGTTAGGGCCGTCTTATTATTCTGGCAGTCATAAGACTGCTAAAACTTTTATACCCCGTGGAGACCTTTGTCCTGAACCTTTTCCCAACCATATTGGCGTCTCACCATAACTTATATCGTAAGCTGTTTTTAATTCTAGGCGGTTAATAGACCCCCCTTAATCCATCGCTCACACTCTTACTACAATGTGGCTTCTGGATGAATAAAATGTATGGTACATTTTGAATTACTACAAAGATAAGTAAAAAATTTGACATACACAAACTATAATCAAAAATAGTTATACTTTTTGGCCTTATCTATGACTGTTTTTAGCAGATATGCTACCCGGGGGTTTTATATTAAGGCCGCTTATACCCCCCCCCCTATCATATATCAAGGGTAGAGAGGGGGAGAGAAGTGTGTTCCCGTAGTAAAAATTTCCATACAGTTAGAGGGGGAGGGGATATAGATACTGCTGTTGGAAATATTACAATACGGTTAGAGAGGGAGAATACACTTGCCGCTACCTAAAAATATATAACACAGTCAGATGGGGGAATACCCCCACCAAACCCCCCCTCCGGCTTACGCCGGTCCCTGACCCCTCCCCACTTCTTTGTGGTAGTGGTTATATCGGATATTTATTAATCCCCAAAAATTCATCATTATGAAATTAGGTGCTTTATTAGCTACTTCGCAAAGCAGCGCGTTTCCAAACGCAACAGAAACGTACAAGTGTAAGTTTGACAAATTCGATAAACTTGTACTTCCTGATGGTAGAGAGTTTACGCTTTTATTGGTATCAGCTACTGATACAAAGGATAAAACTCAAAACTTTTCTACTATTGTTCAAAAAATGGTAGACGTTCCCGATGAAATCAGGAACGAAGTGTTTACTATCGAGACTATCGAAAACCCGGACAAAAAGTATTGCAAAGTGGTTTTCGTTGAGGACTAACCCAGGATTTTCCCCACGATTGTGGGGAATTTCCAGAGTTTACCGTCATCAAAGGTCGATTTGCCTGTCATTGAGACTAATCAGAGAATTGTAGTTTTTGTAACTGATAGGCAATGATGACTTTTAAATACACTCCAGAGCTGTATGGAGTTTAAACATGCACCACAATAGCTTAGTGAAAGGTGCATAAATACCATATTATCGTGAGATAATTGTGGTATTATTAACTATTTTTTTATAAAAGCCTAAATCATCTAAGGACAAAATTACTACCTGACAGTCCTTAGATTTACTGTTGACATATAAGCAAAGCGTTGCTATGTGTTGACCAAAAATGTGCGCAGACATTAGACTGTGACAGGTGGGCTTGAGATCGTATCTCGGAGTTAAATCAATCTTGAAGAGATTATATTGGCCAATATAATTATTCAATGGTTTTGCAGATAACTACTGCACACCACCACTGGTACTCCGTAAGAGATTAAATATCTTGCAGGATTATCACCCAAGGCTCAGTTGATTCTGTCCTTGGGAACACATTTACTAACACAAAAACAAATCATTATGACAAAAAACGTTAAGAAGGGTGCGCAACCTTTATTAGAAATGCGCGAAGGTTATGGTGTCGTTGGGGCACAACTCAATCTATCTATAGTACACCTTTGGTGTATCAAAGACTGGCAAGAAGTGGCTAAAAGAGCTCTTGACGAAAACGATCATTATCTTGCAGCTCAGGTGTTACAGAACATGATGCCATTTTTGAATTTATTCAAAGATGTCGAGTATCCTCACAATCCTGATTTGTGGAGTAATAGCGATGTAAATTCATTATAAACTTTGTTTTTGTGTCCAAGCCCTCTTCGGAGGGTGCGGGCATAAAACAATTTAAATGTTACATTATGAGCGCATTATCTAACAACCAAGGGCCAAACAATGATTATCCTACCATGACAGCGCTCTGGGGGATTATGGCTGTAGGGATTTTAATAATTATATTAATAGTTAATTTAATTATTTTATGATTAAAATTGAACTCACGCACTTCACAGAGGACATTACAATTATACATTGTGATAGCATCACCTGTGCACCGGATAGGAATCTATTGAATGTGTATTGGTTAAGGCTAATCAATCCTGAGTTAATCTCAGGTCATGTGCATTCATTAGAGCTAATTGATGCTTTAGATTATGAACAAGTAAATATCTCTTATTATGACCCAAAAGCAAATGATTAAAAAACTCAATGAGGCTGGGTATGAAGTATCTTATTCAAAAGATAAGGTATATGTCATACTCACCTCAAAAGAGTATCAAGAGAGCTATCGAACATTAATGTCGGCTTATAGAGATAAATTTGAATAACAACACAAAAACATTTTATCATGGAAATATTAGGTTACGCAGCGTTAATCGTTGGATATATTATTTTTGTAGTATTCACCTCTAAGTCTATATTCGATGGGGACGAGGTCGAAGATTAAGAACATAAGGGGAGGGAAATTGCTCTTGAAACATCTTGAAAGCAGCAATTTGTTTGAAATAGGCGGCATTAGAGGTCTTTGTTCTTTTGCTTATCATTTATTAAAATACTCGAGAATAAATGACAAACAATATGATGAAATTATAGACTTTATTTTTGAGAATAAGCCAAAAACGCCCTATAATGAGGCTTATTGGTTTAAGCCTGGTGACAAACAAGTAAGGATTGATTATTTAAAGCAATTATTGTATGGAAGCAAAGACGAAAAAACCAAAGGTTAAAAACATAAGAGGAGGGAAACTTCTATTGAAGTTTCTTGAAGAAACTGACCTTTGGGAAAAATGGAGTGTTCTTGGATTGTGTATTTTTGCAAGAAATTTATACAGAAGATGCCATATAGATACAAATCAATATTCGCAAGTTTCGCGTTTTATATACTATAATAATCCAAATAAAAACCAATATAGCGCATACTGGTTTAAAATTGGTGACAAACAAGCACGAATTAATCACTTGAGAAAATTACTTTATGATAACACAAGAACAACTTGAATTTATCCCCATATTAATAGGGATATATGTAGTCTTACTGGCTACTTACTGGCTCCTTGAAAAGATGCCTGCGTGGTTTAATAAGCCTAAAAAGATTCGTCCTATCAGCAAAAGAGAAAAAGAGCTTATTAAAAGGCTTATTGAGATTGTAGATAATTATGATGCATGTTTTGTGGGATTATGCCGCACAATTCAAGTGCTTTGTGATGAAAAAGATATATCTAAAAAAGAGGCTAAATCTTTAATGAATATCACTTGTAATGACAACTTTTCTCCATTAAGATATGGTGAAGAAAAATATTATGGAGGTTATTGGTTCTGCCCTGGTGATAGGCAAGCAAGAATTAATCATCTAAACAGGTTACTCAACGAATAAACAAAACTACTAATCAAGTTTTCAAATAGTATGTCCCGAAGAAACTATCCAGAAAGTCTGGCGTCAGAGAATGTACTATAAATCAACTGGGGAAGTGAGAGAAAATGTTGATTGATGTTATCGTAGCAAGAGTTTAAGAGCTTGCAATCTGAACACCAACTTCAAATAATGCGTAGGGTGTCGTAACATTTCCCAAGGTAGTTTTGTTTTTGCATATTAAGAATGTAGGCTTGGAAGTAGCCATCATCTAAGGAGTATGGACCACCAGCAAGCGAAATACCCTATTTGGTAACAGAATAGAAGGTTATGCGCGCTGGATAAATGCATCCCATTTTGGTGTAACAACACACTTAATTTGCATTTAAGGTTAAACATTGATTCCTTTGTAAATTAATAAGCATATTTTAAAAACCTCCTTTCTGTGCTTGTCCTACTTAATTTACATAAAAATACAACCCCTGAATTGACAGGGTGATTAATTAATCGTAGGAGGGAAAATAGGACCCCCTGAAATGCACTGAATTAACAGTATTCACTTTAAAAAATGTGAGTCGGTAAACGATGTAGGACTAATTAGTTCATAGGCTTAAGTAGATTCGTTCTTGCCTAGTGGATAAAAATACCTATAATTAATCGGAGAAATCCTTGTACAAATGTACTCGTTAAACATTGATACGAGTTTAAACAATGATGCCAATCCTGATTTAACAGGATGTAAACCTTATTAAAGAAGTAGCATAGGCGTGCTTTAATATTGTAAAATCGGTTCCCTATAGACTGTGTTATTTTACGGAGTAATCCTGGATGGTTGAAAGTTATCCATAATGTATAAAACTTTCTTTTAAATTACTATTATGAAAAAAAGTGCCCAAAATGTGGAATTATAAAAAATAAAGAATTAGATTTTTATAATTCAAATGGTAAAAAGAAAATAACACATGGATTATGTAAATCTTGTATTTTAGAATACAATATTGAACAAAGAAGAGTGTAAAAGAAGAAGCAGTTAAATATCTCGGTGGTAAATGTGTTATTTGTGGATATAATAAAAGTATAGCTTCTTTAGATTTTCATCACGTTAATCCAAATGAAAAAGATAC